TCTTTCGGGCGGATTGTAGATAAGGAATTTGTTCATGAATTATTGGCCGCTAAATTTCTTGGATTTACTCAACAAACAGTTCCGGGCGGTGAAGTAGTTATGATGCGGACACCGAGCAGGAATTTAACCACTAAGGAGTTTTACGACTACGTTCAATATTGTAAAAGCTGGGGAGAAGAATTTTTCAATCTGGATTTTCCCGAATCACCTAAAAAAGTTATTACAAAAGTCATTAACGCATAATGAAAACCCTGACCTCTTTTCCCTTCTGCCTTATTACCAATTGGAATAATTTCTATTTAGGAGTAGGAGCTTTATTATTATTTGCTGCAGGAATAATTATAGAGGCAAAATTAACGGAGAGACAAAGGAAAAGACGGGAAGCAGGGAGAAAATGGGATACTAAATTTAAATGGTTAAGGAGAAAATAAAAAAATAAAACTATGGAAACTGAAACTCAAAATGCAAAATCAATGCTTATAGAAAACGCTATTCGTCTCATTCCAACTGATGAAAGCAAGTCAACTATAAAATATGCTGCTCTAAGATTTGACAAATGGATTCATGACAATAATTGGCTTTACGTCAAAGAGCAAAGCAGATACAGGAAGCGGCTTTCTCCAAGGAAGAAAAGATATTACAGATTTGAATACAAAACCACCTCTGAACTTTTTGATATATTTTTTAAATCATTAAACTAAAAACCATGCCAAAAAAAATCAAACAACCAAAGCCAAAAAAAGGCAAAACATTTACAGGCTATGCCCCATTTAATTGGGGGATTTGCTACGGGAGAGTATTCCCTACACAAAGGGACGCTCGTAATTTCTGCATCGAAGGAAGGGCGGCAAGCACAAAAGGTAAAACGTGGGACGATGTTAAGGGCTACATGGCAATCGGTAAAGTAAAAGTTGAAGTTCTATGAACCCTTACCTCTTAAATCTCTCATTATGGTTAATAGCTATGGTATTAGGAATTATTGCGGGGAATAGGAAAAAGAAATTATGAACAGCAAAAGATTTTTATCGGACGAAGAAAGATTTTTCATTCAGATGTATTATCCTGAATTGAGAACAGATTTAATTGCCTCTCTGCTCAAAAGAAATATTGGCTCGGTTTACAATCATGCATTTGCAATGGGTTTAAAAAAGAGCGAATATTTTAATGCAAGTCCTGACTCTGGGCGATTGAAAAAAGGCGACCGCAGGGGAATTTCTCATGAATTTAAAAAAGGGCAACCTTCTTTTAACAAAGGTAAAAAGCAGCGCGAATGGATGAGCAGAGAGTCAATAAAGCGCACGGCAGCCACAAGGTTTAAGAAGGGACAAAAACCGCATAACACAAAATATGACGGATATATCTCTGTCAGAAATGAGCAGTTGCGCAGCGGACAAATTATCCCTTATAAATGGATTCGCATCTCTGATAGCAACTGGAAAATGTTGCATGTTTTTAACTGGGAGAAAAAATACGGCAAAGTTCCTGATGGCAAAATAGTTGTCTTTAAAAATAAAGATTCATCTAACTGCGATGTTGAAAATTTAGAACTGATTACGCGAGAGGAAAATATGAAGCGGAATACTATCCACCGCTTCCCCGAAGAATTAATTTCAACCATAAGAGCATTAAAAAAACTAAAACGCACCATACATGGCACACAACAAAATTAACGATTTACGCGACCATCTTTTTGAAATGATTGAAAGAATAAAGGATGCAAAAACAACAGAGGATATTAAGCGCGAAATACAAAAAGCAGAAGCGATAAGCGAAATCGCGGAAGTCATTGTCAGCAGCGCAAAAGTAGAAGTGGATTATATCAATGCAGCGGGACTGATAAAAAGTGATTCTGAATTATTCAAACCGCTACACGAACACAAGCAACTGGCAGCTTAAAATGACCTTCCAAACCAAACTCATCTTTAACCAGCAGCAGGGGAAAGACTTAGCTGTGATAGGGATGAATTTACCCAAAGAAACAGCAGAGAGAAAAGAACCGGGCTGGAGCGACCGAGCATTTTACCTCTTTAAAGAATTTCTATTGTTAAAAGGAGATACCCCATTCCGCGGTGAAGAGTTCATAAATTACTGTTACGTCAATGATTGTCACGCCCCGGAAGGAACGAGCCAAAGAGTATTTGCCGCCATAATAATCAGAGCTAAAAAAGAAGGATTAATAAAACATATCGGATACACACAAACACATGACCCGAAATCACACCGAGCCAACTGTTCAGAGTGGAAGAAAATATAACCTGGTATATGGCAAAATGGGATATGGACTTTAATAAAGGGATTGGAGAATGACAACTGACAAATTAATATTAGATGCTTGCTGCGGGAGCAGGATGTTTTGGTTCGACAAAAACAATCCAGCTGCCTTGTTTGCTGACGTTCGAATTGAAAGCCACATTTTATGTGATGGACGAGCCTTGGAAATAAGCCCCGATATTCAAATGGACTTTACCAAAATGCCTTTTGCGGACGAATCATTTCACCTTGTCGTATTTGACCCGCCACATTTAATAAAACTTGGAAGTAAAACATGGATGGCAAAAAAATACGGAGTATTGAAAGGCAGCTGGCAGGCGGATATTAAAAACGGATTTGATGAATGTATGAGGATGCTAAAACCCAACGGGGTTCTTGTCTTTAAATGGAACGAACATCAAATAACCCTGAAGCAAGTTCTTGATGCGATAAAATGCCGCCCGTTATTCGGTCACCCTTCCGCCAAACATGGCAAAACAATATGGATGACATTCATGAAAGGAATAAGTAAATAAAAATTTCTCAACACAAGGAATAAGATAGAAAAGAATCCCTTGAAAAAAGATATAAAGATGGCAGGATATAAAATAAAGGTTATTGCTTTTTACGAGGTAAAAATGCGTATCTTTTAGGTCTAAAAACTCAACAAAAAATGACCTACTCAGAAAAACTAAAAGACCCAAAATGGCAACGGAAGCGGCTAGAGATTTTAAGCCGTGATAAATTTAAATGTCAATGGTGCGGTAATGGAGAGCAAACTCTTCATGTGCATCATAAATCATGTAGTTCAACTGGTAACCCCTGGGATGTTGCCAATGAAGACTTAGTGACATTGTGCGAAGATTGTCATTGGGTTAATCACAACAAAGAGATGGTGATGGATATACGGCAAATTACATACTGCTTGGTTTTAGGTGGAAAGTATAAAAGCGCAATAAGATTTTTAAATAAGGTATTCAGAGAATTGGATAAGATTAATAATGGCAAACGATAGATTAATTCGTGGCGGTATTATTAGCTCTGACAAGATAAATTCTTTGTCATGGGCTTGCGAATGTTTTTATCGCAGAGTTCTTTCATTGGTTGACGACTACGGCAATTACGATGGGCGGTTGGAAATAATACGTTCCAACGCCTATCCTCTTAAACTTAATCAGGTATCAACAGCGGATATAGCAAAGTGGCTTGACGAATCTGTCAGCGCGGGGCTTGTAAGTTGTTATGAAGTTGAGAATAAGAGTTACTTACATCTTCATGACTTCAAACAGAAGCTGAAGAAGTACAAAAGAAAATTTCCGCCATACCCGGATGAGCTTCCTGAAGAGAAGAGAAGAGAAGAAGAAACTGAAACAGAAGAGAAGGGAATTAATCCCGCGCAAGCGCGTGAGCACCCCTTACAGGTTTATGTGAAAAATAATTTTAAAAATGTTTCCAAGATTAAAAGCCAACTAACTTTTGAAGAATGCGAAAGGCTTGTTGCGGATTTTGATAAAAGAAAAATTGCATCAACGCTTGAATCAATGGAAAATAAAAAAGGAATTCAAAATAAATATACGAGCGTGAACCTCACTTTAAGAAAATGGATTGACATGGATTTTAATAAAACAACGACTACCATGCAAGGAACACCACCCACCAAAATTACCCAGGCAACCCTAAAACATATCGGAGCAAGTGTATTTATGAAAGTAGAAAAAAAGAGTGGTGAAATTATTGGAGCGCATGAGGGCAAATACCGGGTTGCCTTAAACCAGGGCGGAGAAATTATTACCGCAGAATGGAATGAATTTATAATTACCGCTTCCGCACCCAAAAGAAATATGGCGGAACCAACCGCACTACAAAATATAATTAAAGAAATCAGACCATCTAAATAACCCAACATAGAGATGAAAACAAAACTTGAAAAGATTCGCGATGATATGGAACGCATTAAGATGATAACTCTCGTTCCGCTTTTACTTGGTGCAATATCTGATATTGAAGAACATTTTCGCACACAGAAAAATATGACAGAGCAGGAATATATTGATATTTTAACAATGAGAATGAAAATTCATAAATAAGTTACAGATGAAAACAAAAGAAGAATGTATGCTTTTAGCGTTAATGAGGCATCCCAAAGGAACAAAAAATGGCATGAGCCATAATGAATATACGCAGGTTTTTGCCGAGGCAGCACTATCGGCAATGGAAGCTTATCACGCTCAGTTTGAAATCAGCGACAGTGATTTGCGGGAGGCGTTTGAAGCGGGACGAGAGGGGAATATTGAGAAGGTTTATGTACCGATTGACCAATATGGAGGAATAAACGTTGAAGAACATTTTATACCTAACAAATATCCAACCTTTGAAGATTATTTAAAATCAAAAACAACTCGCTCCCAGCTTAAAACCAAAGGAAAATGAAAGTAAAATTAGAAGAATCAAAAAATAGTCGAAGACTACATATCGGAAGTTTTTTTACCGACCTCAATGAATCAGAATATCAAGAACTTGTTAAAATATTCTCCAAAGACATGACAGCAAAAGAAAAAGCAAAAGGACTATATCAAAAGTTTATGCCATTTGATGTTACAGAGTATAATACGCCTCTTGCGCTTGAAAGAGATTCCGTTGTAGCTATTCGACAAGCCAAGGTTTGCGTTGACGAGCTGATTTCGGATTGGTTAAAATACAAAGGCATGTACGAACAAGAAGTTTTTGATTGGGAGGTTAAATTTTGGCAGGAAGTAAAATCCGAACTTGAAAATTTATGACTAAAAACATTTTACTCCAAAGCGGACAGGAAATAATTTTGGTTCCTATTCCTGATGAAGCCTACGACTTAGGCATAGCTTATCCGACAAGCCAGCTCCATCCCAAATGGTTTATTACATATCATTTCAGGAAAACAGGTGTTAAGTTTGAAGATGCAGCATGGAAGAAAATTGATACCGACATTCCATACAATATTGGATTATTAATTCTCGGCACTTACTCCGCCACTGAAAATAAAATTGATTTTGAAGTTAAAGAGGAATGGGTAGAGAAACAAAAAAGCTTCCTCTCCCTTCTCAAAACCCACGCCCAAGAAGGTAAATGGGCAGTAATCCTAAAGAAATGAAAACATTAAGCAAACAATCGGTAAGCTCCAATACAAAAGTATATTGGATTAACCGCACAAAAGGAAAAGTAGGAAGTGATTACCCGATAATAATACGAAATGAAAATAAGGCAGATGTTAGTTTCCCTATTCCCAAGGCAGATGCAAATGACAAGTTCGATTTATATTTTATCGAGGAGGAGTGGCTTAATGATATTAAAAATATGTAACCCCCATGAAAACACTAACACAAATACTTGATGAGAAAGCCAAAGAGCTTGGCTATAAAAACTTTGAAGCTGCTATCAAAGGGAATCACCTTGGCGACATAGATACAATATCTAAATCTGCTGCCATCGAATATGCAGAAAGCGAAATCAAAACATTTATTGATTGGCTTGATGAAAAACAATTTGTACATGATAGAGATACGCATAAATGGGAAATACGGGAAGGCAACGCGCAGTATAAATGGATAACCACCACCGAACTCTACCACAGCGAAGAGTTCAAAAAGTTTAAAGAAGGAAAATGAAGCCTCACGTTAAAGCATACCTTAAATTCTTTGGCTACACCACGGCAGACTTTATTCAATGTGAAATCTGCCCGGCTAAAGCAGTAGGCATTCATCATATAGAAGCAAGGGGAATGGGCGGGAGCCGACAGGCGGACGGAATAGAAAATCTGATGGCGCTATGCAGAAGCTGCCATGAAAATTTCGGAGATAAAAAACAATACATAGCATATTTAAAATCAGTACATAACCCCAAAGTTTCACAGTTAAAAGAAATGAAATGATATATTTGAAGCTATGATAAAACCCTCAGAATTACGAATAGGAAATCTCGTTTATGACTTTGATGAAAACCATAACCAAGTCGTAAAGCGGACATATCACATTAACGAAAACTACATTAAGATCGAGACACCCATCCCCCTTACTGAAGAATGGCTCTTGAAATTTGGCTTTAAAAAGAGGGACGAGCCATGCTTTGATAATCATAATAATTCCTATGAAATTGAATCTTGGGGCGCAGTTTCAATAAGGGACGGAAAATTAGAGTCAGACGAATATTATTTCCTTGACGGACTACGAGCCGAAATCAGGTACGTTCACCAACTCCAAAACCTTTACTACGCTCTAACGGGCGAAGAATTAGTTATTGGTTCATAACAAATAATCATCCCCCTTAAATAGATATATAAGTATTTGTAGATTTGGCGAATTACCTAAAAATCATGACAACTAAGGAAAAGCGAAGTATTAAAAAGGAGATAAAGGATATATCAAACAGGATTGCCGATGCTCAATTTATTAATAAGCAACAAATTATTCTTAGGCGCGAACAACGCAGTATTTTATTCAATAAGTTTTTCGACAAAAATGGAAAGTTAAAATAACCCCCATAAACCTCTAAAATAGAATAAAAATAGATGAAGGGCAAAAAAACAGGCGGAAGGCAAAAGGGATCACAGAATAAATCCAGGGACGAGGTAAAAGACCTTCTAGATAGCGAAGTCGATTTTAAAATTGTGGTTGGAAAGCTATACGAACTTGTTAAAGGAGTCGAGGTTGAACAATCAATAGGTGATCAATCAATAGTATACTCTAAGCCTCCCGACTCGTCAGCCGCTAAAATATTAATGGAGTACCGGTTTGGGAAACCCGCCCAAAGCGTTGACCTAACAACCCAAGGTGATTCACTGAACCCGCCAAAGCAGAATGTTATCCGACTTGCAAACGGCACGGAAATCACCATCTGAAGTCGTTTTTGACTTTTCCAAAAATAAGAAACAGGACAAGTTTTTAAATGATGTGATGCTGGCCATAGCCGGGCAAAGCATCAACCGTTATTTCTTCTACGGTGGCGCTATCCGGGGCGGTAAGACAAGCGTTTGTTTAACCATCTTCATTCTCCTTGCCAAGAAATACCCGCGCTCCAGGTGGCACATAATGAGGGATTCATTCACTACATTAGAAGCTACTACCATCCCTTCCCTTGAACGTTTCTGTCCTGAGTCAGCTACCGTTAAATGGAACCGCAATAAATCAAATTTTCATCTAACCTTTGAAAATGGCAGCAAGATTTTTGTTTCATCCGAATCATTCTTCCAGGACCCGGATTTGAACTGGATGGATGGACTTGAAACCAACGGTATTATGTTAGAGCAAATGGAAGGGCTGCAGGAAAAGACATTTGAGAAAGCAAAGGAGCGAACCGGGAGCTGGTATATTGACCCCATGCCGCCCGGATTAATCTTAGGAACCTTTAATCCATCGCAGACATGGGTTAAGGATAAAATATTCGTTCCTTATACCCAAGGTAAACTAGAATCACCCTACTACTTTTTAGAAGCCCTGCCAGAAGATAACCCACTAGTAACAGCCGACCAGTGGGCCGCATGGAAAACTCTTGACCCGGTTAATTATGCTCGCTATATTCAAGGCAATTGGGATGCCATAGAAGTTACGAACCGATTCATGACCCAATATAATCCGGATAAGCATGCATCAACAATAGCCAAATTCGACCCCAGGAAACAGCTTCATATTTGGATTGATTTTAACTTGAATCCATTTGCGGTAAACTTCGCCCATATTTGGCGGGATGGCGAAGGGGAGCACTGCCATGTATTTGATGAGGCCGATATTGTCGATGGCTCACTGCCTAAAATGATAGAGCTGATTCAATCGCGGTACCCTGCACAGATACCGAACTGCAGAATCACCGGTGACTATCAGGGCCGCAAAAGAGACATTGCCCAGGTTGATAACGCCTCACACTACTTACTGCTTGAACGTGGTTTAAGAATACGCTCATCCCAAATAGTGACACACTCTAATCCGACACATGAGAATTCCCGTAGCGATTGTAATTATGTCTTATGGAACTACCCCGACTTTAAAATCAACCCTGAAACCTGCCCTAATACCTGTAGGGATATGAGAATCGTTCAGTGGGACATAGAGAAAAACCAAATCATGAAAACCAACCGGAGCAAGACAGGACAGCAAGCCGACCACTTAGACTGTATCCGTTATGGCATTAATGACGACCCGATATTTACATGGATTGAACGGCATTCGAAATCAAATAGACTTCGGGTTGTAAATAAATAAATTTCCAATACTTATATAACAATTCAAACTATCATATCTTTGCTTTTCCCGGGTGCCCTTTGTCGTAACGGCAGCATAAATCTACGACACCCTGTTTTTAGTTTTGAGTAATGAGTGTTTGCGCACCGTGTTTACAGGCTTGCAATGTTCCCCTTTGCACAAGCGAAGTGGTTTTGGGCACCATCTCCTCTCTTTCCACAGATGTTATTATCATCATTGAAAATAAAGGAACAGGAAGAAAGAGCTATGTTTCTACACAAAGTTCTGATACGGGAGTAGTAACCCTGGTTACTTTAGGCCTCGGCTTGATGGCAAATCAGAGCTATGAGATTTCGGTAGTTCTTAAAACCGCTACCGCCTTATGTAATCGGGAAATATTAACCATTGGAACTTCAACCACTTCATGTGTCACGGTTCTTTTTGAGAACGTTTTAGGTAACGGAGGTTGTCAGGTATCTTTTGAATCACAGACCTTAACGGTGCCGGAGAATACACAGCCTGGAACCAATTGTTTGTGCGTGACACAGGCGATGCTGGATGCTTTGGGTAGACCCTACAAGATATATACAGCACTATTAACACAGCAACCTATTGTTGAGGGGCCACTTGAAATTGGAGTGGAATATAGAATTACATCCTATTCTCCGGGTGATGATTTTTTAAATGTTGGAGCGTTGGCAAATGCGACAGGTGAAGTTTTTGTAGCCACAGGAACAACACCAACAAGTTATACAAACTTTTCTACATTAACGACAAACAAGGCACCCGCGGTAACAGTTCTTGAAAATACTATAGGCAACATTGTTTGGAATTGTCCCGCACAATCAATTTATAATGCAACATTAGCGGGGGCATTTCCTGAAACAAAAACATGGGTAATATTAAGCAAGACCTCCAATACCAACCAGTTTGTTTATAGGTCTGACGATAATACCATAACTGTGCAGACAAGTAAAGCAGTTATAGGGTCAGGAATAAATCCGGGGGATGATATATTTTGGTTCGGGCTTGATGGGGAGTTATTTTTTAACTCCATTGAAATAAGAGTTTATAACTAATGGTCTAAATTCTTTGTAAGAATATAATGCCCAACCACAGTATAGCTAACCTCGGACGAACTGCCTGTAAACATATCGTCATACACTCGGGAGTTCAACCGTTGAGCATCAAAAAGCTCTGCATAGTAGTAATTTTTATGTTGTTCAATATTTCCGTTGCCGTACATAGGATAAACTGCATAGAGATAGGTTTGAATTGGTTGTCCCTGAAGCACCCCCTCCGTTACAATCAGCTTGTAAACTTTGTCGCAGTTATTCCAATAAGAAATAGTGTCCCATTTAGCTTTCTCTTTGGATGATTTTCCTCCAACCGTAAACCCGTATTCCTGCCCCTTAACCTTAACTTCAAACTTCACCCCTGCAGAAATCACCAGCCAAAAAACAAACGCTAAACATCCGGCAATAAAACAATTCTCTAAAAAAGTTCTCACCCTTCAAATTTAAAGAATAATATTTTACATTTGCAACTAATCGGTGCCTTTTCCCTGCATGGCATTATAAAACGCAGGCGTTACGTGTTTTTCCATGCTATTTGTACGCCGACATTCTCCTTACTTCTTTAATTATTTCCCTTTTCTGTGCCGGGCTTTCACTGATTTCAAGAGAGGGTTATGTGCTTTATTTTTTTCGGAAGCCGTTTGAAGAAATTGACAGGAAGTTAACAGAAATAGAAAGCCACCTGGATACCAATGGCGACTTCCATACGCGCGACCTGTGGGAGTATGAGCAAAGGAAATTAAAACGGCTCAAGCTTCTTTCAAAGCCCTTAATAACGTGCTGTACCTGCATGGCCTCCATTTGGGGCGTTGTGATTTACGTTGTCTTACATGGTATTACATTGTATTACACCCCTCAGCTCATTCTCTGCTGCATCATTTCCGCTTTCCTGAATACCTTATTTATTAACTTGATTGAAAAACTTGATACATGATTTACATAGGCTCTCTTGATGATTTCTACGCGAAGCACAAAACAAAACTTCGCCTAATGATGGCACTGGATAAACCGCCAAGCCATGCAAAACTTGAATTCGGATTCACCGATAGCAACGGGATAAACTATAACAAGTTCGCTCCCGATACCGCTATCCCGGTTGAACGATGGGGCAAGATTCAGGAGTTTCAAATGTGGCTCAGCGCAGGATTAAGCCATACGGAATTAAATAAGTTTCTGCAGGCCATGAAAGATGCTATCGCGGACGGCCTAAAAAATAATGAAGTGAACGTGGCCCGGCTTGGAGCCTGCATCTTCAAAATGGAGGAGCGTAAGAATATGGTAATCCATACGGAGCTGTTCTACAACTTCATTGCCGTGCAGTTAATCCGACAGGATGAAGACCCTGCCGTATTTAATGAAACCATCCATCAGCAAAAGGTTGAACAGTTTAAAAAGGAGGTAGCCGCTGGGAATAGCTACGATTTTTTTTTCAGCCTCGGGTTGTCAAAACTCAACAGCTTTCAAGATATGTCACCGAGCGAATGGAACAAATTCTGGAAAGACTCCCGGGCAGAGCAAGAGATGCTGGACAAAGAACTGAGCATCATTCGTTCCGAAAAGAAATCATCGCCTACCGTGAAAGTTTCCGCGAAGAAATAATGTCACTCACAGACGGGGATATTAACCAATACCATGAACTGTTAAAAAGCTCAGTTGATGATTTTCTAATCAAGCTAGACAATACGGTGAATAAGATTTTAAGGCAGCAACCGGAAGGAGAAGTAATACAGGAAAATGGCTGAAAGTATAGTGGTAAAATACGAGGCTGACCTAGCTGCATTCAAGACTCAGTTAACAGAGTTAGCCAATAAGAATATTGCCTTAACTAAACAAGTTGAAGACCTTGGAAAAAAGGTTGAGTCTACTTCCAAAAAATCAGCTGATGCTACTTCGGCATTAGGAAATAAATTTGACGAGCTTGGCAAACAAATAGCCGCTGCCTTTTCCGTAGCCGCTGTAATTGCTTTCGGTAAAACATCAATAGAGGCATTTGCGGAAGCGGAGCTATCAGCAAGGAAACTTAACTCCGCATTATCTGCTCAAGGCGGAACCCAGGCGCAATTAAAAACCTTACTCAATCAATCTAAGGAGCTTCAAAAAACTACAATATTTTCTGATGAGCAAATCCAAGCAGCGCAAACCCTCGCCATTCAATTTGGATTAACAACAACAGAGGTCAGTAAGCTAATTCCCATTATAGCTGATTTTGCATCTGCTACAGGGCAAGATTTACAGTCAGCACTTGAATCCGTTTTACGAGGCTCTGAGGGAGTTGCAAGGGGATTAAAGGTTTATGGTATTCAAGTAGACACTACGGGAACAAAAACATCCCGGCTTGCACAAATTACAGAACAGCTTACTCAAAAGTTTGGAGGTCAGGCCCAACAAGTTGGAGAAACAACAACGGGTTCATTTCAAAAGTTAAAAAATGCTTTCAATGATTTGGAAGAAAGCATAGGAGCAATACTTGCCAAGGGTGGCGGCTTTATTGATTTTCTTGGCGATGTTATTCAGGGACTTAACCGCTTCTTAAAAACAGAACAAGATGTAAAGCGAGAGGATTTTGAATTCCTTTCCAATAAAGCAAAAGAAGCGGCACTAAAAAATCTCGAGGAGCTTAGGACTAAATTAACCGCATCCGGCAAAGATGCTAACGATGCATTTAGAATTCTTATTTCAGAAAGCAATACAATTATAACTGAGAAAAGGAAACAGCTTAATGCAACATGGGATACTCAAACCAAAGATGCTATACGTGAACAGATTAAATTAGAAGAAGTACGAATTCAGGCGCTGCAGGATATTCAAAAAGATGAGGCAAAAATTCGTAAACGCGCAGCAGATGAACAGGCAGACGAAGATGCAAAAACAGCAAAGCAAAGACATGATGCCGCTGTAAAGGATGCAAAAGAAAGAATTGATGCAACCAAAGCATTACGGGAATTTACTCTAAAGGCAGAACTCGACAACATCACAGCCGAGCAAACCCAAAGAGAAACCGCTGCCGGCAAAGAAATAACCGATCAACAGGAATTACAACAAGTTCTCAGGCAAATTCAAATCGAGCAGGATTTAAAGCGCAGGGCTGTTCAAATTGAATTCGGTGCAGACACCGTTGAAATTGATAAAAAAATATCGGATGAAATTATTGCTAACCGCAAAGAGAATGAGAAACAGATAACCGATAATGTTAAGGAGGGACTTGATGAAAGGCTCAAGGCTATCAAGGATGCGGCAGGAAAAGAATTAGCGGAACTGGCAGGCAAAAAATTAAGTGTTCAGGAATTTGAGCGTGAAAAATTACAGATTACCAAACGCGAACTTGAGGCAGAAATTGAAGCTAATAGAAAAGCAGGCAAAGATATTGGCGAACTTTTAGGACAACTTGGAGAGGTTAATAAGAAAATTGCAGATGATACCCAAAAGGCGTTTGTAGAAAGTTTCCAAAAGATTTCAGGAGCCGCACAGGATTTACTTTCTTCTTTAAACGAACTTTTCTCTGCGCAGAACGATGCAGACATTGAGCGTATCAATAGTAATAAGGATGCCCAGGTTGAAGCCATCGATGCTCAAATAAAATCATTAGAAGAAGCTAATGACAAGGGCAGGATTTCAGATAAAAAACTCGAGCAGGAAAAGAAACGATTATTAGCAGAAAGAACAGCGGCTGAAAAGAAAGCAGATGAGGAACAACGTAAAATAAAAGTTAAACAGGCAGAGCAGGATAAACTGTTAAGCATTTTCAGGATAGGTTTAATCTTGGCAGAAGCCATTGCCTCGGTAGATGTTATTAAAATCATAGCGGCTACGGCAGAACTTGCGGTAGTCATTGCAAAACCTGTTCCTCAATTCGCCAAAGGAACCAAGGGTAAGAAAGAAACCGGTATGGGTATGGTTGGAGAGCAGGGCAGGGAGTTTTTATGGATGCCCAAAGATTCAAAGGTTGTCCCGCACGCTCAGACTGAAAAATACAAAGCTGCCATTGATGCCATGATTGACAATAAGTACGAGGACTATGTTTATAAAGCCATGATAGCCCCGGCATTGAGAGAAGCCACTCGGAAACTTGAAAAAGACAGACAGAAAAGTTTTGCAGAGAATGTGGCAAATTCATTTACGCTTAACAAAAACGAATTCAACGAATACCGGATGCGGGATGCATTAAAAGCAAATAACAAAGATAACGCTACCGCTATTGCCCATGCCCTTAGAAAGTATTTCAACAATAACACTAACGACAGATATTATCATTAATCATGATAAATGAAATAATAGAAAAAATTTATCATTCAGAAATCCCGTGCCGACTTGAATGGATGTATGACATGGGATTTACATGGTCGATTCAAAATCATGAGTATCCACGACTTTGGATTGATGAAGATAATGCGGGAGCGTTTAATGTAATAGAGGAGACGCCTGAAAGTATATTGCATAGGCTTAGCCCTCTCCCTGAAATAGACTGGATAGAACGCGGCAATGCCGATAAAATCGAAGATGCTGTATTGAATCTTGCACTTGCAATTTGTAAGCATTTCCCGCGGACTGTGATTTCGCTAAATGGTACGCCTCAAAAAATAACTAATGTCCCTCTTTAGATTTAAGCTCGATGGAACTTACCTTCAGGATGAACCGGAAGGATGGCGGGATATTTTGTCTGAACTCAGACGGGATAAAGAAATCAGGGGACAGTTATTACTAATGGATTTAACTCTCAAGTTCAAAGGCGGAACGGACGGCTATAATCATTTAAAGCCCCTAATCGATTGCCAGGGATTTTGCACTTTCTCAACACTTGAAGTTGAAGAGAGTTGTAATAATGACCAAAATGATTTCACAACCATTTTTGAAGGAATTATTTTATATACACTCGTTAAAGAATTTTTATTTCCATGTGTTTTGGAGTGCAAGATTAAGGACAATTCATATGCTGCTAAAATCGACAACAATAAAAATATCGAGGCGTATGTAAATGTAGGGCGGAGTAAGAATGATGAGACTATTTCGGCAGCACAGGAATATCAGGTCAGGTTTTTTGATGTTGTCACGGGCAACTACCTGAACTTTGTAAAAGTCTATCCTGTTTGGACGTGTTTTGAATTCATCATAGATTATATGACCGATGGAGAAATGGATTTTATGTCGGATTATTTCAAGGGAAATCTACTTGGAGAAACAGAAGGGCAATTTATAACCATAACCACAGGGGAGCAGATACGCCTGCAGGCCGGAGGTGGCTCGGTTAAATTTCCATTCATCTCATTCAAAAAGTTATTTGAAGAGGTAAATAAAAAAGTTAGAATCTCTTTTGCGGTTGAAATCGATTCAACTACAGGCAGGAAAAGAATGCGAATTGAGCCGGAAAGTTATTTCTTTAATACCGGCATTTCTACCACTCTAAGTAATGTCAAGGGAATTATTAAATCAGTCAACACGGCAGAACTATACTCAAGACTCCAAATCGGAAGCTCCCAAACAATAAAATATGTAGCAGGCCAAACAGATTTCCCTACAGATATAAGTTTCGCGGGATATAAGGATGAAACCTATACCATCACGGGCAAATGCAATATTGATAATACTTTAAATCTTGTTTCAGACTGGATTATTGACAGCAATATTGTTCAGGCTGTATTTTCCAATAACGATGATGGATACGATGACGATATTTTCTTTATCATGGCGGACTATGTTACCGATCCTTTTACCCCGGTCGCTATTCAGTACGATGTATTTAATAACACACCACCATTTTTCTATAATGGATTTTTAAGAAATTCAGAAGTAGCACAAAGATGGCTTGGGGGTATACCTAATTCAATCGCTCTTTATCTAGGAAATGGCAATGATGAATTCAGGGCAAGTGGAACAAATTATTTTCCTTCTTCTTCTTTTACAGTGGCCCCAACAAGTGCCGTGCAGTACGGCCCGTTTAATTTTGATGATGATTTCACACCTCCTAATTTTGACTCGAATGGAAATTATGATAACGTAACTTTTAGCTACGTAGCTCCTGCAACAGGGCTTTTTACTTTTCATTCATTAATACCGGTCGAAATCAGCCCTGCTCCGAATTCAAGTTTCGGGGGAGAGGTTAGGATACTTGGCTCATTCCAGGTATTCAATGCAGTCAATGTTTTACAATATACTTTGCCGTTTGCAGACAGTGGCCCGTTTATTTTCAGTTCTCAATTTGTATACAATCTTGAAGGCAGTTTAACGCTTTATCTCCCCGCAGGCTTTAAGGTTATTGTTGTCTTTAGGATTGAAAGTATCATTACCTCATTCCTTACTGTATTCAGGGTATTGCCGAGTAGAATTTTTGAATGCTCAAGCACCTCAACCGGGGGTGGAATTTTTCAAACCTATAATCCGGAGGACTTCAAAGCTTATCAATACGAATTTGAATATCCCATCACCTTCGCACAGTATCAAACTATTATAGCGAATCCACTAAAACAACTTGCCTTTAATGACGGGGTAAATAATTATTCAGGATGGATAGAGAATATGAAATACCGCCACATGGAGGGTAAGGCCGATTTTGTACTCAGTAAATCATTACTAAAAACAACCTGCGAATAATGCCAAAAAGTATAACATCTGTTTTAAACCAACCGATAAAATATTTTGAATCCAACCAGGCGGATAATTGCAAATGCGGGGATGTAAGACAATGCGTTTTAGTCCAGGCCGGCCAACAGGTTTATTCACAATTAAAAATAGAACCTTGCGGAGAAGTCGAAGTCTGTAATAATTCTATTGGCCCTAACCTTGTAACCAATGGAACCTTTGCCGGAAATCTTGACGACTGGACCGTTGATGCAGGATGGGCCTATAGTAGCGGTAAGGCCTGCGCAACCAACGGGCAGAATATAGGACAGGCAATAGCAGGAAATTTAATTGATGGCGACCCATACCTGGTAGTATTCACTATTTCAAATTACGATTCAAATGATTTAACGGTATCCCTGGGAGGAACATCTTCAGGGCCTTACAATGCGGATGGTACGTATATGGTTGTCATAGTTGCAGGAGCCTCAGATGAGAGTTTGATTTTTGGCGGTTCATCGACATTTAACGCATGCATTGATGATATAGAATTGTATCATATTACCTCCTGTTGGGATGCAGATGAAAGTGACTGGACTACTTCAGCTACCGGGGCCTGTCATGCAAAAGGAAATACAACTGATTTAACCAATACCGGAACTACTATCACAAGCGGTTTATATTATCATGTGACAATCGCAGTTTCAGGTTCATCAATAGGAGGCATAAATATTGTTTTAGGCACCAATGTAATAAGTCCACTGACTTCAGGGAATGGTATATTTCATTTTTGGGGAACTTCCAACGGGACTCAGCTATCTGTTCGCCCAACTACAGATTTTGACGGCTGTATTTTAGATTTGGACATTGATGAATACTGCACCGATTATAAATTTCACCTACTACCCGCTTCAGGCGATGAATTTGTAATTGTGGACATGACGCCTTATTATACTTTAACCGAAGATGTTTATAACCTGACCGATTTTATTTTCAGCGACATATTTATAGGTGACAGCCATGCCGGCTCAATCCCACTGCCTTTTGGGTGCTATAAATTATGCTTGGTTGACTGTTGCACGGCACAGCAAACCTTGCCATCGCTATTACTCAACTATGATTTTTCTTCTCAAGGTCAGTATTGGGCGTTTCAGAATGTAACCTTTGATTTTGGTAAGGCTATATTCGATTTAACCCATGGCGTTGCCTTCATACAACAACCCTTAATAAGCACCAGTGACGCAGACTGTATTCAGATTGAATTTGAATATCTTTCCGAGGCAAACGATATACCGATTCAAATTTATATCGATGGAGTTTTAGTGGATTCATTAAATATCGGAGGCAGTGGCACTTATACCAACACATTCAGCGATGTTCCGGCAGGAGCAATAATCAAGATAGCATCTCCGGCTGATTTATTAGTTCCGCTGTATCTTGACAATATTGTAATAACCATTCCGGAAGAGTGTAAGCCACTTTATGACCAATGCACACCCTGTATAAATTACCAAGCTGATTTTTCATGTACTAAATTAGTAGAAGCCTATTGTAAGAGCAATGCTTTAGGATTTGCCTTTGATGATGCCAACGGAAACAATCAGTTTAAACTAAGCCAACTCGTTAGAGCCGAATTATTGCACCCGTCCTATGAGCAGGAACAAGACGACTATGATTATTCAACCGGGACAACCTCCCTTAGTTTCGGGCAGAATAAGAAGTTTCAGGCTTTAACTTTCCATCCAATACCTGAGTTCAAACATGACGTAATTGCTCTGCAGAAAATCTGTGATACCTTCCAAATTAATACAGCGGATTACTTCGTCAAAAAAGGGGACTATACTCCCGAATGGAACAGGGGTACGAATACCGATTTAGCGCCCTCAAGAATAGATGTGAAAAAGAAAGACCAAACTTTGTACAACACAAACTGTAGTTAATTATATTTGCCAAATAGTTATATAGGTATTTGAGAAATTCAAAAATGAGTAAAAAGAAAAAGAAGAATTATAATTGTTGCGATTATGAACTACCGCCATTAAATCTCGACTGCGATTGCGACAAATATCAAGTTCCAAGAATTTCCTATAATGAACTCAAAAGACAATCGCTGATTACAATGCAGCTTTATGGAGCTATGAAAGGCGCTTACTGCTTGAATTAAAATGATGAAATCAGAATTACGAATAGGAAATTTAATTTTCATTATGAGCAGAGCCGGAAGCGTCCATCTACCAATAGAAATACCTCATAAAATTCTAACCATAGGATTTTCGGACGTTCAAATGATAAAAGCAGATTTGAATCCGGCTCAAGAAGAGCAATGGTTAAAAATACCCATCAGGGATTTGGCGGGAATTAAATTAGCCGGTGAATGGCTGTTGAGGCTTGGCGGTCAACAAATAGGCGAAGTTGATTTTTCTGAAACAGGATATTCTTTTTTGATAAATGGCATAATGATTGTCGTTTCGGATGACAAAATATTAATTCAAAGTAAATATAGTAAGACAGGCACGGTAGTTTTGCCAAGAGAAAATTATAATCAAGTCCATTTATTTCAGAATCTTGTTTATTCGCTTTCGAGCGAAGAATTGACATTGCAAAAAGAAGAATTGAAAACTTCTTAAAAAATATGGAGCGATGAAAGGAACTTATTGCTTGAACTAAAAGTATGAAATTATATACCGAAGAAGAAGTCAGGAAAATGCATCGCTCATTTATAAAAATACTTGAGGAAAATAAAATTCCTACTTGCAATATTCACAGTCAGCTATACCATCCGACACCTATCGAAGTTCAATTAGCGGCACAAATAATACCTACTGCGAAACCAGCAGTAGTATTTTCCGGTGCATCGGTTTCATATGAATGTCCTGAGCAAAGCCCAAACGAAGAAATACATAAAAAGATTCTTTCTCAATTAGAATAAAAATATTTCCCCAATCGGTGCCGTCCGCTTAGGTTCGCGGCAGAGAATACACCTGAGCAGTTCTTTTTAATACCTTTTAACATGGCAGAATGTGTTAATTACAACTGCGATGCTCTTGAGGAATTTCTTCTAAATACCAATTGTAAAAAAGGGTACCCTGGCGGAGCCAAAAAAGCAATCTTTTTTGATTGTGATTCAGGTTTGTCAGGCGATGATTTCAGCAATGGAACCCTTGTATTGGCAGCATTGAACAGCAACAAAGCCGTTGCACTTGAAAACGTCAAGATTCGTCTTGCCAAAGGCTCTGCGGCAACTGCTGAAAGTCCTGTTGATTGCTCCCCCCCAATCGTTATTGATTACACCCATACCGGAACCATATTCGATGGAAATGTTAATTCCACGAATGACACCGCATGGGAAGTTCTCTTGGACGGTCGGACAATTGGAGCGATGCTCTTTTACAATTGTGGCGAAGGAAGCTCAGGAAGGTCAACTCTGATAGAGGCCGAAATCGGCTTCAACGGAGATAAGGTATTCCCCGGTCAAAGTGAATTTCAGCGTTACGAAATTGATTTTGCCTGGACAGGATTAGGGCATATGGCAAAAACCATAAGCACCCCTCCGGGAGTATTTGATTAATCGAAAATGTATTGTAGCTCAACAGGCAGAGCGCTCACATTCTAAATGAGAGGTTTCGGGTTCGAGTCCCGGCAATACATCAAAAAAATTTTATGACAAGAGGAGTTTTTATTATTGCTTTCGGCAGGGCAGGCTATGGATATGCTGCTTATAACCTTGCTTTTTCTATCAAGAAATTTTCACCTGATATTCCTATAACGCTTTGGTGTGAAGCAAAAACCATTCATTGGCTTTCTCCTAACGAACAAAGGGTATTTGATGAAGTTATTTTTATTCCACAATCACTGCTTGCCCCATTTGACCCATGTAGAATAAAAATTAATGCCTACGATTATTTGCCCTACGACATTAATCTTTTCATGGATGCTGACTCATTGGCATTAAAAGATATTACAGAGTGCTTTAGCGACTTTGAAGCAAGTGGATTAAATTATGCTACTCATATTCATAAAACACACACAATAGATAAGGGGCGCGACTTTCCCGAAATGTGGTGGGCATGGATGGATGAAATTTGGGAACACTACAAGTTACCACAGGACGCGGTTTTCCCTGCCACAAATTCCTCATGGCAGTTCGTAAAAAAATCAGATGAGGCTAAGAAGTTATTCGATAAGGTAAAAGAAAATTATAACAACCCGTTTCCGATTGAGAAACTTAAAAACAAATGGGGCGGAACGCAGCCTGATGAGCTTTATTTAAATGTCGCAATGGCTCAATTAGGATTTAAGGAGTACGATAAAAAGTTCATGTTTTTTGGAACCCGCAACGATAGCCGGGCTAATTGGCAAAGCGAATTAATAAACGAATACAATCTTCTTTCAACTTTTGGCGGAGGTGCAAGACAAGATACCGAGGGCTCTACGACCAAAAGAATGTACCTTGAATGGTACGATAAATTAATGTTCCAGTACTGCAGGGAATATAATGCAGCTAATCCTAAAACAAATCTAACAGAACTTATTTCTCATAAGTTTAAAATTTTTGGATATATCATTCCCGACAAGCATTTAAATAATCCCTTGAAGCTGCCAAAGGGAAGGCAAGTTACACCGGGAATGCCTGTGTTACCGCAATCCAACGGGCGCACAGAGCCTAAATTAATCGAAGGACTTATCCCGATCAAGAACACTATAAAAGTTGATTCAAGAAAACTGATTCAAAGCTATCCCGGCCCAAATGGTGAAACCGTGCGCCCGACCAATTATTTTAATTGTTCCATAGCTGAATTTGAAGGCAAAATATATTTCGCATACCGAATGGAGCGTGCGCCTTGGACTACTAAAATGAAAATAGGGTTATGCTTGCTTGACGGAAACCTACAACCTATTGCCGATAGTCATTCCGTTTTAAATATCGACACTGACAGAAAGATTTACCAAAAGGATTTTCAAGCGGAAGACCCGCGTTTGTTTGTGTTCAACAATCAGCTCTTCATCAGCTACATGGGTATAGGTAAAGACGGCTATGCAATGGGGCAGGCAAGAATCAATACTGAAACCATGCAGGCGGAAGATAGTTTTTACTACGCTAAGAAAAATCAGATTGAAAAGAACTGGACATTTTTTGAGCATGACGGAAAACTGTATTCTGTATACAATACTTCACCGCATACTATTTTTGAAGTCAACGACAAAGAGTGGACAGAAAAATACAAGACAGATTTTGTCCATAACTGGAAGTACGGAATTTTAAGAGGCGGCACACCTCCGCAGCGTTACGGGGATTATTTCATTTCCTTCTTTCATTCATCACTCGATATTAATAGAGGCGCAAAGCAACCTCCCGGCAGACAGTATTTTGCAGGAGCTTATTTGTTTGAAGCGCAAACCCCGTTTAAAGTAGTTGCCGTTTCCAAAGAGCCATTTTTAGCAGGCGAAAAAATAGATGAATCTATTCCCAGGATGTGGAATAAACTTTATGTGGTTTTCCCGAATGGCAAAATCAGGAAAGAAAACTCTTGGATTGTATCATTTGGATACAATGACCTGGAATGTCGCTTTGCTGAAATAACAGATGCGATGCTCGAGGAGAATTTAGTATGGATTAAGAAAAAAGATTTAGAAACAGTATAAAAAAATAAAGACATGGCTATCATCGCAAATTTAAACCCCGAACAGCAAACAGAACTGGAAAATATTCTTAATGGATACAAAGTAACTAATCCCGATTTGCTTTTTAAGTTTTTTGGACATGAAAGCTTAAAAGACAGGCAGCTAAGATTACATCAAGAGAATTTATCAGCCAAAGAATCAGATAGCAAAACTTCTGAGCTTGAAAGCAAGGTTGATGCTTTAAACAGAAAACTTGATTTTCGGTAACCATATTTTTATTGATGGAAAATTAGTTGCCATATGAATCTTAAACCCATAGTCGAATCTCTTGAAGGATGGTGTAGTCCTGATAAAGCACAAGTCCTTTTTGACCTTGTGTTGAAATCTGATTCACAAATATCACTGGAACTTGGCGTATTCGCTGGGCGTAGTTTAATTCCACTAGGATTGGCTCATCAGCAAAAGAAAAGTGGCTTTGTTTTGGGCGTTGACGCGTGGAGTAAACAAGCAAGTATTGAAGGCGGTGGCGCATCCAATACGGGCGATGGAACTACAGCAAAGGCAAATGACGAATGGTGGAGCAAGGTAAATTATCCGCAAGTTCATTCTAAATGTGTTGCCTCTATTGATAAATACTCATTAGCTCAATATTGCGGATTGGTAAGAATGAAATCCTTATCAGTCGGGCTTTTAATCCGTGAAGATTCAATTGATATTCTGCACCAGGACTCAAATCATTCCCAAGAAATTTCATGCGCTGAAGTAGAAATGTATCATAGTAAAGTTAAACAAGGCGGCTACTGGATTTCAGATGACACGAATTGGGAAACAGTTAAACCGAGCCTTGAATTACTAATGGACAAAGGCTTTAGAATGATTGGTGATTATGAAAGTTACGCAGTATTCCAAAAAGATTAATGAAAACCTTTTGCATATCCCTTCCCGAAACTAATGAACGTTTTTTACGTGCGAAAAATCATTTTGAAGAAATCGGATTGAACGTAGAATTTATTCACGGTATTAATTGGAAATCTTCCGGGCTAATGACAAGTAATACTTATGACTTCGACAACCCCGGGGATGGTTACAGAATTCCTGCCAAGCAAGTTGGATTATTTCTCTCTCATTATATCGCGTGGAGCATTATCGTTCACCAAGAAAATGACCCCGTTATGGTATTAGAAGATGATGCTTTATTTTCTGAAGGAGCAAAGGAAATTATTCAACAGGCGCTATATGCACTAACTGAAAAACAAATCGAATATGATATGCTTTTTGTTGGCAGTGGCAATACGTTTGATAAAGAGAAAACGCAGGTGCTCGGCAATATTTGGGAGGTTAAATACCCTCAAACCACACACGCATACATCATAAAAAAAGAGGCCGCAAGGCGGTTGCTGTACGAACAGCGCAAAGTTTATGCTCCTATTGACCTAGCGTTGATTCATGATTCATTTCCCAAGATGAAAATATTAACCCTCTTACCTAGAGTAGTTTCACAATACGGACAAGAAATAGCAGCATAATGGAACTATCAGAAAATAAATTATATGCCAACTCGCAAGTTCTTTTCGATCAGTGCATGAAAAGCTGTGAGCCTAAAGTAGCCTTAGACATCGGGGCAAACATCGGAGGTGTTACGCATACCATGATACAAAAAGGATTATCTGTTCATGCCTTTGAACCGGTGCCTATTGTATTCAAAGAACTCTATGGAAGGTTTGCCAAAGAATTTCGGGTGAAATGCAATAACCTGGGCGTATCTGACAAGGAAGAAGAATTAAAAAACATTACAGTTTGTATTGCATGGACGCTCGGAACACCTGAAACAACAGGACTTTCCATTAAGCCTGAATATAAAGACTCACCCTGTTTCGATGCAAAATTTACAACCATTGATAAATATGTTTCAGATAAAAATTTAAAAATCGGGTTGGTAAAAATTGATGTAGATGGATATGAATTGAAAGTTTTGAAAGGCGGAGAAAAAACATTACGCGAACAAAGGCCGCCTATCTTAATTGAACTCTCTGAATACATAAAAAATATCACCGGAAGCATTGAGCAATATGTAAGATTCATTTTTGATTTAGGATATGAAATTGTTTCAATGGACGGAGCAAATTTTTTCAGGAGTTGGGATGAAGTAAAGGAGCTCTATCCGTACAGTGGTTCTTTCGATGTAATGCTAATGCCAATAAAATGAGTTACAAATTTGAAGTAGCAAGCAAACAGCGTTATGCAGCGTTGAAAAATGCTTTCAAAACTATCGATGAATTCATGAGCGTCAGTTACACCCCTGCAATATTCAAGGCCTATACAATGGTAAAAAAGTATTTATTAAAAATGTATCGAGTGAAATGAGGACAGTTTGTTTGACCCTTCCTGAAAAACCATACCGCACAGAAGCGGCAAGACTTCACTTTGAAGAAAGAGGAGTCAATGCTGAATTTTTTACGGGTATCAACGGGGAAAAAATGAGAGTCTTGACAAACCGTCCTTATATGAGAGATAGAAAGCCGACAGATGAAAAGTTTTTTATCGGCTATCATGGCGTAGGAATTTTTCTTTCTCATTATTCTCTTTGGAATGCCATGACCTTAATGAATGATGAGCATCTTTTTATACTTGAAGATGATGCTTTATTTAATATTGACTGGAAGCCGAAATTCGACCAGGCGTTAAAAGATGTTCCGCAGGACTTTGATGTATTATTTATCGGTTCGTGCGCTGCGGCAAATCAGAGGCACAAAAAACATATCAACGGACATATTTATGAGGTAAAATATCCGATGTGTTTTCATGCTTATATAGTTGCCAAAAAAGCAGTTCCGGTTCTCTTGTCAACAAACCGAGATTGTTACGCCCCGATAGATATTTCAGTAACGCTTCACTCGTTCGATAAGCTTAAAGTTTACACGTTATTACCAAGAATAGTTAGTCAGTTTAATACAGAATTAGAGCCATGAAGCAAGTGATTAAAATTCCGCAAACAGGCTTAGGCACTAAAGAAATTTTGCTAGAAGATAGAGGGCAGCAAATTATTCTTTTTGATAACGCCTTAATGTTTATTAGTTCGGGTAAATGGGATTTGGCAAAGGATGATGACACTGCAATAAGAGAGAAAAAGTATTTCGACAACACTTACATTTTAGACAGGAATGATTTTCTTCCAATGGAAATGTATTATCATAATGAATCAAGGCGCTACATTCTTGAGGTTGGAAAAATAACTATCGCGTTCGGAGATAATGAGGAGCATCCTTCTGAGGCAAGAAAGCGATGCAAAGAACTATTTGATAAAATAACCAAATGGAAATACGGAATAGAATTATGAAAACAATAATCAACTTTTTCAAATCACTTTTCGGAAAGAAGAAAAGCATAGAGCCAACAAGAAGCATAAGCATTGTTTATGATAAGAAAACTTTAGAGGCTTCACATCAAAAACCCACCCACACGCAGCAATTCAGAAAACAGCAGCTAATCGGCAAGGTCTATTTGTCGTTCGGTAGTTTCTACAGAATAGAATCCTTAATAAGCAAGGGTGCTAAAAAGTTTAACTATGAAATTTCCATACTATGAGCAACATAAAAAACATCAACCAAATCCCAAAGGCCGTTTACGATTCTTTTGAAAAGGACGACCATGCCTTTTTAGTGAAAGCAATTCAAAGAGACCAGCAGGGAAATTTTAAAAACCTGTCATTTCACGTTGGCAGCATGGACGAGGTTTATATCAACATCGCCCCCGATTATATTGTCCGCCACAAAGTTTTTTCCATCGGAGAAAAGATTGTCGAAGTCGAGGGAGTGACAAAAATGAAAGCTAAGGAATTTGTGGAAATGAAAGCAAAAGAAGCAAGACTGGCTCAATATAATCAATTGAAAAAGGAATTTGAAAATCAACCCGTACCTGCAGAGGTACTAAACTAAAATAGCTATGACAAAGGAACAGAAAAAAAGATTCAATGAGGTTTGCAAAAATGGCAAACTTAAATCCTGGCAGAAATCAATACTAAAACTATGTGTTGAAATTGCTATTGATGAAAAAGTAATTGATGTTAATGAAGCAATAAAATATATTTTAAAAGGTAAAAAGAAATAAATATGAAAAAAAGATGTGGCACCTGTGGAGGCGGAAAGCCAAAACCACGCCCAAGACCAAAGCCTAAATATTAAATAATGGCATACGAAGAAAGCGAAATCATCGCTCTTGTTAAAGAAGCATTTGCAAAATACAAAGCGGCCAATCCGCAAGCAATGCTTAAACAAAAAGGGCGTAAAGAAGTATTGCCGGAATATTACCCCGGTTATACGATGGCCTGTAATTATGCAGAGCATATACGGGACCATGCCGTAGTAGGAAGGTTCCCAGATAAGCTATTTGCTGAACGCTCTCCAAATCAAACCGAGAAAGAACAGAAATATATCCGGTCAATTTACAAGCAAGTAACGCTTCCTGTTTTCGTGGATTACATTTCAACTATTACCCGGGGCGACAATCCTAACAATGTATCCATTAAATATGAAAAAGACGATACGGCTTATGAAGGTGAAAAATCGCTACAGACTTATCTTGAAACCGGAATAAAGGATTATGGCTCGCTTGAAGTTTGGAGAAAATCAGTGTTACCCTCCATTAAAAGCATTGATGCAAACGGTATTGTATGCGTGAAGCCTTATTATATTCCAACGGTTACGGAACCGGGAACGGAAGAAGCACCCGAAAAGGTATTTATTGATCCTGATAAACTGCTCGAGCCTATACCATACTATTACTGCACTGAAAAAGTAGTTTCCTATTCTTCAGACGAATACTACTTGGTTGAGATGGAAGAAAAGAGCCTGGTGAACGTTGGCGGAACTAAAGATGAGCCATTTGGGAAAATCTATGAATTCGTAGACGAAGAAAACATTTGGAGAGTTGAGCAGTATGGTAAATATAACGAGGGTAATTTTAAAGCATCTGTTTATTTCAACCATGCCGAGGGCGTGGTACCGGTAACAGTATTGGCAGGCATCCCCGTTGTTTATGACACCCAGGTTATATGGCAGTCCCCTTTCCTGTATTCGGTTGACCTGCTTGATTTGGTTGCGCTGAATCATTCTAATTTACAAGTAAGCATAAATACTTGTGTATATCCGTATGCTGTTGCAATAGGCTCTAAATGCAACTTTGAATATACGGTAGAGGGCGGAACAGTTCAGTATTGTAACGATGGAATAATATTCAGGGATGGAAAAGAAATAGCCTGCCCGTCATGTGAAGGCTCAGGATTAAAAGACAGGCGTTCACCGCTTGGGGTTTTGTTATTGAAACCGGGAACCACCCGCGAGCCTGGCGAAGAAACCTTTAAGAACAAACCACTTGAATTTATTTCTCCCGAAGTAACTTCATTGGAATTTTTAGAGAATAAAATCTCTAAGGACGAAATGAAGGCAAGGCAAATACTTCATTTGCATACCTCAAATTCTACTGTCAAAGGCTCCGAGGATATGAAAGTAACAGGCATGGCCTTAGATAATCAGGCTATGCAGGCATTTGTCAAAACCGTTAGCGACCAGATTTTTGATATTGATAAATTCGTAATTGATAGAATCGGCTGGCAACGTTACGGTGAAGCGTATAAAAAACCCACCATTGTACCCCCGTCAACATTCGAATTCCTAACGGCTGAAGATTATATGGAGCAAGTTGCTGAGGCCGTAAAAGCCGGATTGCCCCCATTTATGATTCGCTCCATCATCTTAAAATATTTACAGGCTGTTTTCTATGGACAAAAAGAATCATTGGCAGTCTTTGAAATTGTAACCCAGGCAGACCGTATTCTCACAATGGATTCTCAAGATGTAGCTATCGGAATGAATGCGGCCAAACCAACTATTGCGCCTTGGGAAAAAGTATTACATGACTCAGCCGTTTCACTTATCCAGGAATTGATTATGGACGGAGTAGATGGGAAAGAAACTCCGTACCTTGAATTGCCTCTTGGAGAAAAAATTGATTTGCTTATCGCTAAAGCAAAGGAAAAAGAAGCGGCCATTCCAAAGGGTTCACTTGCCGAGCCCTCAACCGCTGATATCGTCAAGACCTTGGCAAATGCTTAAATGACGCTCAAAGAATTAATCGCGCAGAAAGAAAGCAACCTTGACAAGTATCCTAAAAAACTTGTTGCTCAAATTGCCAATGCCGAGAAAGAAATTTACGGGCGAATCTTAACTTTACTCGAAAGATTAAAGCGGGACGCGGAGGGAAAAATTGAAATCAGCAAATCAAATATTGCCATTGCAGCAGAGATAAGCACAGAGCTAAAAAAAGTCCTCACTACCAAGGATTATCTAACAGCACTTAAAGAATTTGTCAAAGGTTTTGATGAACAGGCGGTAGCAAATGACCAATACTTTGCAAAGGCATTTAATGGCTTCAAAGAATCTTCCGTTGCGGATGCGGTTTTACAGAAAGCAAAAACAACGGCACTGGACCAGCTTTTAGGCTCACCGGCAGAGGCAAGTTTCATTAAACCTGTTGCAGATATTATTGATACAGCTGTCAGCTCAGGGAATTCTTTTACCGACCTGATAAAACAGATAAAAGACTTTACAATCGGAACAGGCGAAGAAAATGGCAAGTTGTCTCAATATGCGGAACAAGTTGCCTATGATTCATTTGCTTTTTCAGACAGAGCCTATACGAATATTATCAGCGAAGAATTAGATGCAGAATGGTATTTATACTCAGGAACTGAGCTACCTAATTCCCGTCCGTTCTGTGAAGAAAGAAAAGGAAAATATTTCCATTATAAAGAAGTTGAAAGTTGGGCGGATTTGAATTGGCAGGGAAAAGCAGACGGAACGAATGAACAAACGATTTATATTGTACTCGGGGGTTATAGGTGCGTGGATAGTCTACTCCCTGTTTCTATTGCCGTTGTTCCGCAAGATGTAATTGAAAGAAATCTTTCTAATGGTAACTATCAGCCAAGCGAAAAGGAAATGGCGCTGTTAGGGATTTAAAGTTTATTAAATTCACCTTGAAGTTTAGCCCTTCGCTCTTTTGCTTTTTTAAGAATAGCCTGTAAAACTTCATTTTGAAATTCAGAACTTATTCCAATTCCACAGCGGAAATCATTTGTTAAATCGGCTTTTAAACTTCCAGCTTCAATAATTATTTTCTTTCCCGATGGAACATCTTTTGTGCAGGCATTAATAACGTACTCCAAATACTGTAAGTCAGAGTCAATGTCTTTCGCTTTTTCAAAGTTTTCTTTTTTCATTTTTCTATTTTTATAGATGAGAGTAAAATGTTAACCGCCCTTGGAATAGATAAAAATATTCCCCCGTGCTCTTTCTTATATTTTTCTTGCAATTCCCGAACTGTTTTCAGTGCTCCATTGCATAATTTAATCCGGGATGTAGTACACGCTGTAGGTTCTTCTTTCTCTGCCATGCTGTAACAGTGTTTGGCACAAATTTATTACTTCCAAATACATATATAACTATTTAAACATTTATTTTTGCACATAATACTAACCGTGAAATCAAGAAAAGGCAAAGTGCTCTGCATACGACCCGGAAAGAAATTACACAAACATCAATGGGTTAAAGAGGAAATTGCCCGAAACCCTGAAATGTTAAAAGCACTGGGACTTGAACTTACGGAACCATTAAAAATAAATACCTGAAAAATCTATGGCAGTTGAATTAAAAGACCTTGCAGAATATCTCGGATATACCGATGAGCAGTTAAAAGAATTTGCTGATGCCGATGCTTTGAAAGAAGATTTGGATAAGCAATTTATCCGCAGGGAAAATGCCACAAAGGACAAGGATTTTATGAAGTCTGTTTCAGGAAAACTTCTTAATTCTCTCGAGACAAAATTCGTTTCAACAGCCAAAGAATATGGTGTTGAATTTAAGCCTGAAGAAGTTAAAGGCGCTGCACTTGAAAAAGTATTTACTCTTGGATTTGAGAAACTCTCCAATGCGTCTACGACAGCTTTGAAAGCAATGGAAGATAAGGTCGGCAAGCCTGATGAAATTGTTAAGGAATGGGAAGGAAAATATAATACCGTCATTAAGGAAAATGGCGATTTAAAAAAACTACTCGACACAACCAAAACCGACTTTACCACTTTCAAAGAGCAAAAGGATGCGGAAATCAAAGGCGCAAAACTGAATTTTCAAAAAGAGCAATTACTTTCAAACGTTCCCTGGAAAGCCGGAATAAAGGATATTGAGAAACAGGGGTTTCTTTCTATCGTTGACAAATCAGCTAAGTTTGACTTTGATGCTGATGGTAAATTTGTCGTTACCGATTTGGAAGGGCATCTTATTCCGAGCAAAGCAAAGCACGGGGAATTTGTGAAACCTGATGAGTACATAAAAGAGCTTGGTTTAAAGTCAGAGGTTATTGCCATTAACCCGCATAGCACTGCCAAGACGACCACAAAACAATATATACCGCCTGTTACAAAAACAGAGCAACAAACCGAACCGCAAGGACGGCAAATAAATAAATTCAGACCTGCAGTTTCTTCTCGATAATTTGGGGAAATAATTGAGATAGTAACCAAGGTTTTTTCGGTGCCAACTACGGGCATAAAACAGTAGTACGGTGCTTCCAACTGTTGAGGCATAGAACATAACAGTAACTCTTAATTTATTTACTATGTCTTATTGTGCAGCCACACTCGAGGCGTGTCCAACGCTTCAGGGCCAAATAGACGATATGTTCAATACCTGCAATAGTTCTTTGAGGTTAGAAGAAATTCCGCTCGCAGAATTTATTGCCTCCGGAGCAAATCGCTCTAATCTTACACAAGTAATCAGCCCGGCAAATGCAAAAGTTCGGTCGATTGATTTGATTTATGACCAGCTCATACTTGAAGCCGCGGTGCGGACCGGCAATCAGGAATTCTGTACAGCAACCACCAAGCGCGGAAATTGCTCACAGAATTATACCATTGATCCGGATATTAATTATTCGGTCGAACAGAAAATTGAAGAATCAGACCTTCGGGAAGCCTGTTTAAATAATGGAGAATACCTGTCCAAGCAGATTCTCAAAATGATGATTGCCTTGGAGCATTTCATTGCTTCAAAATGGACAGAACAAGCCGTTGCGCTGGCCGGGGCTTGGAATCATACCGATATTCCGGAAACCATTTCAGCCGGCAATGCTCTTGAAATTCCTATCACTGACCAAAACGGAGCCATCAATCCGGTTGCATCGCAAATTCTAAGCAATGACCTTGTTATAAATGGATATTGCAATCAGCCCTTTATTGCATCAGGCACTGACTTCTATCGCTATATGCAAGCCACTGCGCAAGCCGGATGTTGCACCAATCAGGGCCTTAATGTAGGCGACATTCAAGCAAAATGGGGAATGGCGGTTGCTTATGACCGCAGGGTTAAAAATTCAATGGGTGGAAATCAATTCGGGCTTGTTGTTCAACCGAATTCCGTGATTCCTCTTTATTGGGTTAAAAATCCTTGGAAAGACGGAATGGCAATTCCTTCAGGCGGAGGTGCAAATTATGTGAATTATGGATTGATGCTCCCGCGTCTTGCCATACCCGTTGACGTCTATTTCCTTGATAAATGTCCGGGCGAATTTCATATCACTATTTCTACGGTTACAAAAGTGGTTGGATTGCCTGAAGATTTATTCCCGACCGGCTATCAGCTTGATGGAGTAACCTTCGTAAATAAGATTGAGGCCAAGAAGTGCGTTGACCTTTGCCCTTAATTAAATAAAAGCAGAGCCGTAACTCTGTCTTTTCATATTGCGGGGTGGCGCAGATGGCTAGCGCGTTGGACTCATAATCCAAAGGTCACAGGTTCGAATCCTGTTCCCGCTACAAATTTATTTCTATGAGCTATTGTGAACCGGAAACCCCGAGTTGCTTTGAAAACATTATCGAAGTAAAAGGCAACTGCTCTAACAAGACAGCATATTCAAATATCTATCTTGATGATGTCGGTATTAAATTAAATGAACTCGATTCTATTATAGGAGAAGAATATGAAAATGGGGAACAGCTATTTTATGAGAAAAGAAATTACGCCATAAAATCTGTCACCCAGTCGATTCATACACATCTAACCGAAAATTACAAAGCTATTTCATTACTCAAATCTGAACGGGTAGGCAGGTTCCAGGACAACTTACAACAAGTGCCTGCAGAGGCAGGAAAGATGAAGGGTATCTATGTTGAACTCTGTAACGATACCTCATTTGTAGATTTCTACCTGAACTTTTTAGAAGTTCAATTTGACTTTACGGGTGACGTAAATATTTTGGTTTATGACCTGATACAAAACAGGCTTCTTGATACGCTTACCGTTTCGGCTGTTGCTCAAAATATTGTTCAGCTCTATGTAAATAAGGTTTACAAATCAGATCGCAAGAGGTTGAAACTTTTTATCGGGTACGATACAACTACGGTTCCGTCATTCAAAACATTTTCATTTAATTATTCCGGCTGTTGGTCCTGTATAGATTATTTCTATAAAAATTCTTTCGCTAAATTCTGCGGGGCAACCACTCAATTAGTAGGCGATAAGATTCAGCAAAATATCACACGCTCGGGAGAAACATTCGGACTGAGTCTGAATTATTCTATTAACTGTAACCATGAAGATTGGCTCTGTTCCTATGGACGGGCCTTGGCAATTCCGATTGCTCTTTATACAGCTAGAGAAATAGCTTTCTATGCTATTAATATTTCACAGCAGGCAAACCCTAAAACATTTATTGATGCTGAAAAATGGAAGGCCCGTTGGGATAAATACGATGCTGACTTTGAAACTAAATTTAAAGAAGTATTGCAGAATATAAACCTCCCGTCCGATACCCGGTGTTTTCATTGTATGCCTAAACTCGTTCATGCAATTTCAATTCCATGAGTCCCTACGAATTCGGAAACAGGCTGAATAAAAAAATAAACTCTTTGGAAAAGGAGAATATCCCCTTTAAAATAGCGGTGCAAACTGTTCATGCTTTAAGAATGGAAAGAATATTTACACGAGGCGAAACGGCTTCAGGCGGACAGATAGGGCAATATTCGACTAAACCGATTTATATCAACCCTAAAAATTCACCTTCAAAGTTTGCAGGCAAGGGGAAAAATCAAGGCAGGACAAGTAAAAAAGATGCACGAAAGACAAGATATTTTCCCGGAGGCTACAAAGAATTCAGGGCTTTTGTTCATCGCCCCTCAGCTCGTATTGACTTAGGATTATTTTATGATTTACGATTTGATTTGTCGAACTCAAAAACATTGGGCAATCCCGGGAAAGCTGAAAAGATTTCTCCGCATGAATACATAGAAAGATTAAAACGCCCAAAGAATGTTCATAAGCTTTCAGGGCTTGAAGAAAGATTTGGAAATATCGGAGGCTTTCAGAATAAAGAAAGAGCAGAATTTAGCAGAGTGTTGCAATTTGAATTAATAAGATTTCTGCAATGAAAAATTTATTCCTGAAAAGCCAATTCTTCCCTATACCTATCAATCTGAAGTTTAATAAACTTCAATCCGGTGGATTTATCAATAGTGCGTTCAGCTTGATTCATGATATCGTAGGTCAATATGGAAATATTCTTTGCGATTTCCTCAGGAGTTTCTTCAGATGCAGGTATTTTCCACATCCCAATAAAATAGTCTTCAGCATTGCCTCGATTAGAAATTTTAACAAAATAAGTTACCGAGCCATCGCAATTAACTTTTCTCGTAACTTCTGGATATCTATAAATCCCATTAACTTTTTGAAGCCTCAAGATGTGCATTTGACAAAGATATGATTCTTCAAGACACCATAGATAAAATAAATTCTCAACTCGCCACTACTAATTTATTCGGCAAGTCATGGGGGCTTTGTGAATTAATCACAGACGGAACGCTGACCTTTCCCGCTTTTTACATAGGGAATTCTAATTATGATAAAGCAGTAATTGACTGGACAAAGTACGAGGGTGTTTCTTACGTGCGCAGAAACGGCAAAGTAACCTTTGAAGAAATTTCAAGAGACGAACAGTTAATTGATTGTGATACGGCAACAAGAATGAATGTGCCGCTTAAAATAGTCTGCATCGTTCCTAAAAATTCATTACCTCAAGATAATGAATTCGCAGATGACTTTGTAGCCGGTAAAATTACAGCTGCTTTAAACGGAATAAAAGATTTTGTCACAGAGGCAAACTCGTCTTTTATTTTCGTTCAGGAATATGAAACCGACAACCGGGTTATTCTGGACGAAGAATTTTCAGGAATCAATATTACAGATGTGCATTATAAATATTCTTATCTAACCATATCGCTCATTGCAAGAATTGTAATTGATTCTGCTTGTCTTGAGCCGTCATGTGAACCATGCTATTCATGAAGAAATTAATATTCATACTACTCATTCTTTTTTCCTTCAAGGGATATTCTCAAACATGGGATTTATCAAATAATGATTTAACCATTAATATTGTTAAGAACGGAGCCGTAACTTTTAAGGTTGGAAAGTGGCTCTCAAACTTTTCGATTGTCGGGGATTCTGTTAAATTTATTTATCAGCAAAACCAAAATGACGCACACTTTATTTTATATTTTGATAAGGATAGCGTAGTAACTCCCGCGGGAATAGTTTCATCAACTGCATTATATGATACACTTGTTAAATGGACAATCCCAGGTTCAGGTGGAATTATAGGGCCGACAGGTCCAACCGGGGCCACGGGCCCGACCGGAGCCACAGGTCCTACCGGAGATACAGGACCTGCTGGCGCTACCGGAGCAACGGGGGCAACAGGACCTTCGGTTGATTTAACCATTAACGGCACAACGCAAACGCTTAATGCAAATAGAACCTATAACATAGGAACAGTGACTTCTATTGGAGTAGCAAGCACCAATTCAACATTAACAATCGGCAGCACTCCTGTAACTTCTTCAGGAACCATAACTGCGGATATTAATTTGTCTCATGCAAATACATGGGTTGCTGCACAAACTTTTGCAAATACCGGGCTTCTTATCAATAGCACAGCTCTTGGAAAAACGTTAAATATAAAGCCGAATGAAATTCTTACAGGAAATCGAACATTAAATGTTATCGTTAATGATGCTGACAGAACTATAAATTTATCTGGTAATTTAACTGTTTCAAGTGCCGCAACCATTTCAGGGACAAATACAGGCGACCAGACAGACATATCGGGAAATGCGGGAACGGTAACGGTCGCCAACGAAGCCACAGACGCAACTTGCTTTTTAGGATTTTATACGGCCGCATCCGGTAGTTTAGCCGGTAAGACAAATACTAATTTAACATTTAATTCATCAACGGGCGTTGCAACTTTCGGGCAAACTATAATAGGAGCTATAAGCGGTAACGCAGGAACTGCAACTGCATTAGCAACCGCAAGAAATATAGGAGGTGTTTCGTTTGATGGTTCGGCCGCGATAGTTCCACAAACCATAGAATCAGCTAACGAGGCAACAGACGCAACCTGTTTTCCTCTTTTTGTAACCGCCTCGGGAACAGTTCAGCTTCAGCCAAAGAACAATACCGGATTAACATACAATTCAAGCACAAATAATTTAGCGGCAACCACCTTTACAGGCGCATTGTCCGGCAATGCTTCAACCGTAACAACCAATGCAAATTTGACAGGGGTAATTACCTCAGCTGGCAATGCAACATCTACCGGATCGCAAACAGGAACAGGGAGTACTTTTGTAATGGATGCTTCACCAACTATAACTACTCCGTCTTTCACAACGGGATTTCAAATTGGCGGAGCAGCAGCTTCCGGAAAAATACCAATAGGTAATGGAACCAATTATGTCGCTTCAACGCCAACCTATCCCAATACAGCGACTTCAAGAAAAATACTTGTGGGTGATGGAACTAACATTGTTCAATCTACTGAAACCTGGGCGGTGCCTGGCACTTCGGGAAATATTCTTACCTCTGATGGCACGAATTGGATTTCTCAGGCACCATTAGGATTACCTCAATTTCTTGCTATAACAAGCGACCAAACTTCAACCTCCACATCGCTTGCAGACGTGACGGGACTTGCCGCCTTTTCAACTGTCGCAGGAAAAACCTATTATTTTGATTTTGAATTAATGGTAACAACAAGCGCAACAACAGTAGGAATTTTATGTACAGTAAACCATTCAACAGCCATAACCTCCATTAACGCTGTTTCGCAAGTTCCAATTACAGCAACTACGTTTTTCTGTGAACGTATTTCCGCTTTACAGGGAGGTACCTTACAGACATCAGGAAACGGCACAACACTACAGCCCTACAGGATTAGCGGCAATGTCGTTGTTAATACGGCAGGAACTTTTGCACTTCAATTTAAATCAGAAACCGGAGGAGCCGTAATAGTGAAAGCAGGCAGCTATGGATATATTTCACGCTTAAACTAAAAACCATGATAGCTATTTTTAAAATCATCCTTTCTTTTTTCCTCTTTCTTACAAGCGGAGATATCAGCGCTCAGCTCAATAATTCTTACTCGCATGAAGAGGTGTTAGTGACCACCAATAATACTACGCAGACGTTATTAATTCATACGCCTGTAACGGAAAGCACGGGAGAATTTCATGTACGGATTATGGCGCGAAGAATTTCCGATGGGGTAAGTAAAGGGTTTATTTATGATGGAATATTTACAAGGACCACGGGCAACACTACCGTTACAGGAACGTTAGTAAATTTACTTGGTTCCAGCAGCGATTTAACAGCCATGCTCTTATCGACTGCCACCATTGACGCAAATGGAGCCGACATACGAATAAGAATTACCGGACTTATCGGAACCACTATTTACTGGCGGGGAACTTTTATAGGCAATGAAATGCAGGAATAATGTCAGATCCGGTTCTAATAGCAATCATCACCGCCACTCCGCCAACATTAGTAGGAATTATTTCATTAATTGTATCTTTGAGGAACAGCAGACAAATAAAAAATGTTCATACCGCAATCAATTCAGGACTTGACAGGCAAATAAAAAATGCAGGTGAAGCGGGAGAACTGAAAGGAAGAAAAGATTCAGAACAAAAACAAAAATAAACATGGCCTCTTTCTACAAACTTACAATCCCCGGAGTTCAAACACAGCACTATGCTTTCTTTGACGGGGGAATTTCGGTTGCAATTACCGAGGATACAAGTTATACTCAGTTTAAGAACACCCGCACCGAGGCGCAAGTTCAGGCCGCAGGAGCCACAGCGATAACCGTTACTGAATATAATTCCTACGTGGACAATGTTGAGAGCTTTATGAGAATAGGCGGACATCCTCCGGCAAAGCCATGACCGAAAAACGCATAGAAGCTATTGAAGGTACGCTCAGCGAAATAATGACTGAGTTGACAGGCAACCCGAAATTCGGGCGTATCGGCATCGCGGGTCACATCAAGCAAATCCAAAGAATTCAAGCAGAGCAGGGCGAAGAAATTAAAAAGATAAAAGCTAAGTTATTTAAGGAAAAGGTAATTGTCGGGGCTGCATCAGGCGCCATAGGAGCAACGGGAGCTTTAACAGGAAAAGTGTTAATTGCCAAACTTGGTGCGCTGCTTGCTTTTTGGAAATGAAACATCTTGTCACCCCGCTTTTATTCCTAACTATTTTTGCGGATGCTTGGTTTTGGTGGCATTACGACACTATTTCAGTTGATACTTATTTCACAGGTGAAACCATTGTTTATTTATTATGGGTAGCAGCCTTTTTTATCTATGTAAAATTTCCTCCATCCGAATTTGAGAAAAGAATTATCACGCTCATACTTTTAGGGTGGCTCCCTTTTTGTGTCAATGCTATTTACAGGCAAATGACCGGGCATGGCAGTGAAAAGTCCCCTTGGGATTTGTATTCAGGGCTCATTTCCCTTGCCATTGTAGCCGTTCAGATTTTAGTCTGGTGGCGCAAGAATAAACGGGCATAACTCCGTTCAAAACTTTAATTAAATACTTATATAGGTATTTGGAAGTTTGCTATTTTGCGTTTCTAAAAACAGAATAAAATGAGTACATTTATTGAAGGCGACAACAAGTGCGCTTCTCCCTATTCAGGGAATGATAAAATCACCGTTAAGAGAACAGGTTGCGCTCCCGGAGAATGGGTTGAGTTGCAAGTTCCGACAAACATGATTTTTACTTCAACCAACGGAACTGAAACCACTTCGCAAAGCTGGGGATTCAAGCAGGCGGACGCAACAGGCACCGTTCAATTTGACTTCAACGCAAGTGCTACCGACCCGGTTGTTGATACCAAGCAGGCGAACGGATGGGTGCTTCCCGCAGGAACCTATCAGTTAAAAACAAAACTTTTCTCTGACAAAACAGGGGCTTCTATTGAAGCTGTTGACTTTGAAATTATCAGCGAAGCAACCGCATCAATTCAAACGGCTGTCGCAAATAAGGTAAGAGGAAAGAAAAAATAAATGAAGGGCTTAACCGTTCGTCATATTGAACACGCTGCCAAGATAATTGAACAGGCAGAAAAGGAGCGCGACCTTATTAAAAAACTTGATGAGGAAATTCAACTACGCACACTTTTCACTAATGTAAAAATTAAAATCCCGTCAAACTTATTAATTGTTAGTCTATGAAAAAAATATTCCTCCTCCTCTGCGTCACCGCTTTACTCTCCTCCTGCGCCACTATAAAACTTCCTACTACAACGGAGCCGGCCACAGTAGTTTTTACCGACTCCAATATGTGTGTTGAGAAACCTTTTTCAGCAAGCATCAATGAAGATTCACTTATTGAAATAGCAGGCAAAGGATTTGTTTTGCAAAGCGGAGCAGGGAATATTAAAATCTATTGGCAGACAGTAGGCGTTTCAGATCCTTTCAACGGGCAGTTAGTTATCGAGCCGAACCTTTGCATAAACGGAACGGACTTTTGCATCATTGGACAGTATTTTATCCGGGTCAGACAAAACAGTCTTACGGATATGCTAAAGCAAGGAATGACTTTCGGAACTTCCTCAGTAAGCATTTTTGTTTATTACTACAATGAAAGGTTAACCGCTATTCCTAAAGTCTGTATTAAGACAGCTCAAACAAGCGCAGTAGCAAAATATAAATCTTTAAAAAAATAATTATGGGAAACGATACTATAGTTTTTGAAGGAGAGGAATTTAAGGACGTTTTACATTGTAATACGAAAATAAAGTTGTCATTCAGGCAGCGATTAATCTTACTTTTTAGCCCTGAATTACATATCGAGCAAGTTGTTTATACCAAAGAGATTATGCCTGCTCGAAAAGCCAAATTAAATCTTACATCGGTTTCTTATTTAGATAAAATAAAAATCCTATTCAGAAAGAAGCAAGGGTTAGAATATCCAATTACTATTTATACCCCGGAACCAAATAATTTATAAACCAAAAAAAATAAATGTGGAAACAAAAAATTTCTTCGCATCCAAGATAAATTGGGCGGCAATAGTTCTCATTCTCATATCCATAAAAGACTCGGTAATGAGCCTTGATTTAACGCAGATGACCTTACAAACATGGGTGGGTTTCGGCCTTGGTATCCTGATAATCATATTCAGAACCTACTTCACATCCACGGCAATTAAATGACACGGGAAATTGGCAGGGAGCTTGATAGGATTGAATTGCGGCAAATTAAAATGCTGCCGATACTTGATTTACTCTTAGAGTTAAAAAACATATTCCTGTTAGCCCTGCAAATCATCAGCGTACTATCAATATTTTTTTCTAAAGAGCGCAAGGAAAAAATGAGAGCAGCAATAGAAAGATTAAAACAAGAACCACAATAATTACTAACCATTAATAAAACCAAAAACAAAATGATTGAGATTAAAATGACCAATGAACAGAAAGTTCATGTACACCTTGCTCCTAAAACAGCAGCAGGAAAAGACGCAAAAATCCAAGGCGATGTTACCTATGAAGTAACTTCGGGCGATGCAACGGTTGACGCAACAGACAACCTTAACCCTTTCTTTGTTTCCGGTGACGGAGCCGTTGAAAGTAAAATACTTGCATCTGCAGATGCAGACCTGGGCGAAGGCGTTGAAACCATCACGCAGGAATTTTCTGTAATCGTTTCCCAGGCAAACGCTTCTACATTCGGAGTTACCGTTGATGCTCCTGAACCAAAGTAATGAGCGAAACCGAAAGACGCAATGACATAACGGTAACGGTGGGGTTTCCTGCCGCTACTGTTTATGATGTTCGCGGTGGGCTTAGTATAGCTAAAGGCGGAATCTTTACACTTAAACTCGAAAATTTCAATCGCCCCCTGGAATGGTTTGCAGATAATGATAGCGTGTTGGATATTAAAGTATCCGAGGATACGCTAACTGCAAATGTTACAGCATTAGAAGTTGGCGATTCTGAAATTGAGGTTCAGTTTAGAAAGAATACCGTCAAGCTGATAAAAGTTATCGTAATCGATTCGGTCAGCGAAAACGCAACCGAGTTTAAAGTTACGGTTGATAAGCCCGAACCAAAATAAACACTTGTGCAGCGCACACCGGAGGATGCCATAGACCGTCCTCCGCTTTTTTATTTCCCAATGCCTACCCGCGAAGAAATAATCAAAGGACTGAAATACTTTTCAAGGCTCAACGACCCGGCTATTGACTTTGACAAAGTAGAAATTGATTCCCTTGTCAGATTAGACCATGCGCGGGATATAGCAGGAGTTCCCTTTACGGTAACATCTAATTACAGAACACCGGATAACCCCGCAGGATTCGCTACAGACGCTCATCGGGAAATCCCTTGCAGTGCTTATGACCTATCTTGTAAACGTCCTGACGGCTCTTGGGATTCACAGGCAGCATTTAAAATAGTTGGTGCTTTATTCCAAGCGGGATTTAAGCGTATTGGAGTAGGCAAGGGGCATATTCATACAGACTCAAGTAAAACATTGCCACCGGGCGTTTTGTGGCTCGAATAAAAACAGCTTGTCCGTAAGTTGTTTTCATGGGGGACGGGTGGCGAAAGTTGCCCGTTCTTTTTTTTAAATACTTATATATGTTTTCATATCTTTGGGGCTTCTAGTCATAGTCGTTCTTTATTATTTGTTGGTTACTTTTCAAAGCCGTGCATTAAGAGACACGGCTTTTTTATTTTCTGAATTGTTATATATGTATTTATTAATTGTATATTTGCGTCCAATGGAAAAGATTAAATGTCCCATGTGTATCGGAAGCGGAAAGATTCACGCGCCTGAGTTCAAACAAAAGTTACTACCTCAAAAAGTAAGCACCGCAAAACGGATGAGGGCTAAAGGGTATTCCATTCGGGAAATTATGAGAGCAATGAAATATAAATCACCTCGGAGCGTAACCAATCTTTTAGAGAAATGACAAAGCAGGAATTATTTAAAAAGTATTCCATTGATGAGAGCCATAAAGAGTGGTCGGACGTAATTGATAACTGGATGAGCGTGGAAGTTTATAGGGAAATGCATGATGGAAAACTTCCTGACGGAACAGATAAATCAGCAAAATATATCACGGACTTTTTAGATAAATGCAATGATTCTAAAACAGGTTACGGACTTAAATTAATGATGTCGCGTTCTGATTTTGGAAGTTTGTACTTAACGGCAAAGAGAATGATTTATAGATTCGCAGATATAATTTTAAGCGCGTGTGAAAAATGCGGAGGCGAAATTAAAAGACCAACACCAATGCCATGCCCGACAGATGGAAAAATGTATTGTGAAAAATGTATCACTCCCAATTAAATGAAAACCGTTGACGAAATTTACATAAAGTGGTATGGCGAATACCGCGAGGGCAAGCATCCCGAAAAATCAGAGCGTGATATTATTATTTGCGCGATGGAAGAATATGCTGATTTGGCGGTTACAAATTATAAGATAAGTATATTAATGGTTCCCGTGAGAGAAATACCTGAACAAGATAAATGGTAAAGTATGAACCCAAAGGAAAAGGCACAAGAATTATTTAAAGAGTTCCAGAACGAACTACTAAAAATAAAATACAGAATTTCAGGTTTTGCAATTCATGACCTTGCGAAGGAGTGCGCTCTTATTTGCGCTCACAAAGCAAAAAAAATATCAGATGATGCGCAATATTGGGACGAGGTAAAAACAGAAATATATAAGCTATGAAAACAAAAATAAAAATCTTAAACGAAATCTCGAAACAATATAAGCAGCAGGATTTTGAGTACGCGGTGAAAAATGTGTTGCCATCTGTCTTAATCGGAATGGTTCAGGAGGCGATGCAGGAATATAATGAGCAGTACGTTCAACACAATTTTGAATTTACCGAATGGATTGGATTGCACTATATCCGGTACCATAATCATTGGGTTCACAGATATGCAGATTGCTTAAATAAAAATAATTGGCAGACAACGCAACGCCTTTGGAATTATTTCATAAAAATTAAAACCACGCAGTTAACAAAATAACCACCACCCAAATCAGCCCTGCCCCAATAATCACCGCAAACACTTTTCCAACAAATCTTTGAAGGGGTGAAGGGGAATGATACATTTTTGATTATCTTTGAATGATGGAAAAATATATTTTAGAAGGTAAGACACCTGTAAAATGTAATGACCTTATAGAGTGGGCAACATGGTTTGAAAATAGCCGAGATAAGAGACACGTTGCATATACAGAGTTGCCTGGAAACATAAATGTATCAACTGTTTTTCTTGCGATTGACCATGCTTGGCGTGGAGAGAAACCAATACTGTTTGAGACTATGATTTTCGGAGGCGAACACAGTGAATACTGTGAGCGTTACTCAACATGGGAGGAGGCGGAAGCGGGACATAGACGAGCCATTGAATTAGTATTTGCTGTTTAACCACTCACTTCATTTTTTCAATAAACTCCCTGTTAGGAACCCTACCTAATTTTATTCCACTTTTGAACTTCAGCATCAATTTTTTTATTCGTCACCTTATAATAATACCCACAGGACTTAACCGTAATGCCCATAAGCTCCGCAGTTGTTTCTATGCTTATTCCAAGTTCCGCGCACCGGATAGCAAACGAGTGTCTTGCCGTATGAGAAGAAATGTTTTTATCAATACCCGCAATCTTGGCAATAGCTTTCAAATAATCGTTTGTTGCCTGCAGGGACGGACAGGCCGGCATATCCTTTAGCTTTTCTATAATTGCTTTTAACAGGTCATGCATTACAAAGCTCACCAATTCCCCGTTCTTTTTAGCCCGTAGGATAATCTTATCACCCTGAATGAACGAAGCGTAGTTAAACCGCATCCAATCGCTCTGACGAAGCCCTGCATAGTTACCAAGCAAAAAATAATGAGCTGTGATTAATTGCCCTTCAGTTAAAGGCATTTTAAGGATAGCCTCTATTTTTTCTGTTTCCTCTGCCGTTAAATATGTACGGTCGGATTCTTTGTATTTTGGGTTATCATAATTGCGGAAAGGGTAATTTTCTGTAACACCTTCGCGGATCGCGGAATTGAATATTTTCTTCAGCAGCTTAAAATGTTTATGAATGGTATTGTTGGCTAATCCGCCATCCAGTAAAAAAGACTCATACTTTCTCAACCAGGCAGGCGTAGCAGCCGCAAAATAAAATTGAGGGGCAAATTCTTTCAACCTTTTCAATACCCCGTTAAAATTAACCAAGTGCGAAGCTGAAAACTTCTTTTCCATGTCAAGCATCAGGCCTTCGGTATATTTCCAAAAATCATCTGTTCCGGCTTTTCCATTTAAGAGTTGCTTAACTAAGGCCGGGGTTATTTTCTTCCGTTGATTATAGGCTTCCTGAATTTTGGCCTCAACCTCGGATATAGTGGTCCGTATGGTTTCGTTATGATTCCTGTAATTACTATCTGACTTGCGGACTTGCCATTTCTCACTATTCCAATCCCTGGGCCGTACACGTATTCCTACGTGCTTAGTGATGCGTTCTCCGGATACGTTAACATAGAAGCGCACTGGCACCTTGCCCTCGCTGTCGGGCTTCTTATCCTCTGCTAAAAATACATTTGTCTTGTAGTTCAGCATGGGGTGAAATCAGGGAGAAGCATTAGGGTGAAACAGGGGTGAAAATTCATACCAAGAAATACCACGAAATACCATACCTTTTGCAATAAGCTGGTATTTTTTGGGGCTGCATTTTCGGGCTATTTATTGTAAAAACATCATATTTAACGAAATTCCCGTGATATTTTCGTTTTCTTCGAGCGGTCTGGACGGGACTAATTTGAGTTTAGCTTAACTACTGATTTTGTATTAATTGACTTAGGCCTCTTGTTGTTGGGGTGAAATTTCTTACGGGTTTTATTGTGCTTACCGCTGTTCTTTGTTCCCATGCCATTACTCCGGTAACGGATGTATTTTTCCCGGGCCTCTTTTAATCGTTGAATGCGTGAATCAAATTCTTCCTCAAAGCGCAGGAGCCTTACTTTAATGTCCGTCTTTATTTTGGAGTAGGAGCCATCCCATTTGCCCTTTTCCCATAGCTTATAGGACTGATAATCCATATCCAGCAGGTATGCCATTTCCTGTTGGGAGAAACCTATTATCTCTCTGAGGTGCCTGAGTTCTTCAGATATTTTGGAGTCTATGAGCATGGGACTATTTAATTATATCGGCAATGGTCTGTTCAAATTTTCCGGTTGAGTGACCCTCAAAAACAAAATTCTGCTCAGGACTATAATCTGCTTTTGCGTAATGCCTTGTGCCTTCGATATTGGTGAGATTAACATTAATGGCGGTCTTGCCACCCGCGTACGGCTTAATTCTCACATTCCATTCACCCGTTAATCTTTCAGGAGTTACATTTGAACCCATCCATTGAATCCTGTTTATCACAACCCAGGCGTTGGTATTTAGTAATTTACCCCTATCATCTTCAAAAGTATAATTAGAAATCAGAGATGTTTTTTCTGAAACTATGAGTCCGCTATTCTTATCAATAACTTTAATTGACAATCCTTTGGTTGCGAAAAGGTCAATTATATTTGACCATATCGTGTCAATTTGTTTTTCAGATATAACCTGAAAAGGGCTAACCTCATAGCTTCCCCTAAGCGGTGTCATTTGCGGAGAACAGGCAGCGCAGAGTATTATAAATATAATAATTACATAAAAATTTATTTTCATGATGAGTTAGTTTTTTAGTAATTGTCCTTACAGAAATGTATAAACATGACAATGAGCAGTATCGATAGTATTGTTTTTATGGACTTGTCCATGCTTTATTTGTTAGGTAATTTTTTTAGTTTTTTTTTAAAGCAGAACTTCCTACAATAGATTTATTATTACTATTGATGAAGTGTTCAAGCCAGGAAATGGTTCGTTGCCTGTCCTCAATAACCTGTTGCTTTTCGTCAATGAGCCTGTGCAGAAAAGCATTTTCTTTCTCAAGCTCTATGATTCTTTTTTCAAGATCTGCACTACTTCCGGGCTTTATGTTTGCAATACCCGCTTTTATTGTTTCAATCTTTTTTAAAATTTTTAATCTGCGAACATCACCTTTGCTCTTATCATATTTTCCTGTTTCATAATCGGAATACATACGGAGAGACATTTCAAGCTTATCCGCCATTTCTGTTTGGCTTATTCCTAAAGAATTGCGTAACTCTTTCAAAGTTTCGCTAAAATCTTTCTCTGTCATAATCAAGTGTTTAACCTATTGGTATGAAATTTCTCTTGCAAGTTGCATATTAACATCCTTATATTTGCCTAACAATTACAAAACATCTGCCTAATTGTAGGACAAAAGGGAAGCCAAGTAACAAAACAATACGATATGAACCAAATGAATATTTCGGAATACAAAAAAAACCTACGCAACCTGAAAGCCAATGTTTACGGGCATTACAAGGAGATTGCTAAAAAAGCCAAGGTTTCGGTGCCTACTGTCTCTGATGTTTTGAACGGGCATTTTGTTAATCAGAACGTTCTAAAAGCCGCAAAAGCTGTTGAGGCAAGGCTAATCAAGGAGCAACAGGAATTAACCAAAATGATAGCACCTAACTAGTCATGACCCTCTTAGAGCAAATCCTCAACAATCAAAAGAAGCAGTCCAGGATTCTTGAACAAATCAAGAAGCAACTGAGTTCATCAAAGGAAAGCTCAGAATGGATTTCAGCAGAGGAAGCCTGCGGGTTAACCGGTTACAAAAAAGAAAGCCTTAGAAAAAAGGGATTGACTAAAAACTACAAAGCGGGAAAAGCTATGTACAGCATCAAAGAATTAAAGGAAAGAAATTTAATTAATTAAATCCCGCAATCAGAAAAAAGCAGAATTAAAAAAGAATTGGTAAAAATGAGAACGATGAAAAATAAAAAAAATATGGCACATAATGTCGAGTACTTTCTGAAAAAGTTTAAAGCTATTCCATCTGAAAAAATCGGCAAGGGCTCCATTAGAGCACATTGTGGACTATGGCACGTAGGAGTAAGAGAAAGGCAAGGAAGATACACCGCAACAACGGGCGAAGCGAAGGCATATATTAAAATATTTGGGGATATGGAAACCGCCTATGGGGTGAATGACGGATATTCCGAATGCAAGATTAAAGTAAAAGGGGAAACGCCCAAAGAGAGAATTATAAATGCTCTCAAAAAGTTAAATAAAAAATCCTAATCCCCCTCTCACAGGGAACAAACAAAAGATTAAAAAGAGAAAAGATATGACACAAGATGAAATAGAAGTTGGCAAGCCCTGTATTTATTGGGGAGTAATAAAACCAAATGGCGAACGATTTGATCCGCTGAAAACTGAAATTATTTCCGAGGCGTGGCAAGTTGGCGCGGAAACCGTCTGTAAAATTAAAGGAAAATCAGGCGGAGTTTCCATAAAGCACTTGGATAAAATTTCCCCCGGCTCTTTGCTTGCTGCGCAGTTATTAGGATGCAAGGATGTCAGCGATAGTGATTTTAAAAAAGAAACCGAAAAGTTTTTTACCGACAGAGGCGTAAAAGTCACATTTCACAAATAACCAACCAAGCCCTATTAATAGAACTAAAAAGATGAATCCAAAACAAAAAGCAAAACATCTGTACGGGGAATTTATGGCAGAGCAACCTGTTTATGAAGAGGACACATTTGATGAAAATAAGAAGATTGAAAAATACTTCGCGAAAAGAAGAGCATTGCTCTGTGTGAATGAAATAATCATATTCTTTCAATGGCAAACTATCGAGGATTGCGGGCAAGTATTAAGCTATATTGATTTCTGGACTAAAGTAAAAAACGAACTCGAAACCTTTTAATCATGACCCTCACCTCAATAGTATCAATAGAACTAACCCTTTTTCTACTTACTGTTTCATATAAGTGGTGGAAGGCGTTTAAAAAGAAATGAAAATGGAAAATTCAAAACAATCAGCATTCCCAAAGGAGGCAAGTACAAACGGATTATCAGGAGAAGAATATCAATTCTATCCTCCTCAAAGTGGTTTAACCAAGCGTGAATACTTCGCGGGTTTAGCAATGCAGGCACTGATTCACCAATCAGATAATTACGGAGACAGTGAAAAATCTGACAACATAGAAGCCTTGGTTTCAGATGCAATTGAAATCGCTGACGAACTTCTCAATCAACTCTCTAAATAAAATCAACCAAGGCATTTAAAGGAGGAAAAAAGACATGGAGGAAATAACTATCTACAAATTTCAACTCGAAGCCATAAAGGAAGCACTTCGGGTAACGGCAAATACCTATGAGTGCCGAAAGAAAAAAACTGCTTTAGACCGAATGGTAACACAGGCAGAGCAATTTGCGGAGAATGCATTGAGGGGAAAAAAGAATACTGAAGTTAAATACAGATAAAAATGAAAAAGACCATTGATGTAAAAGTGTCGGAATGTTGCCTCGCTGAAATCATAGACGGTATCTGCATTCATTGTGACCATCCATGTGAAACGGTAATTGCCCAGGAGCCTTATTATGATGAAATCCGGGCGGATGATGAACGAGCAGAAAAAGAATAATTAACTCAACTAAAAATAAAATTATGGCACGAACCACATTAACCTTAGAAGAATGGAGAGCAAAAGCGGAGCCTTTGTTCGGGAAAGATATTAAGCAATGGAAATTCAAATGTCCTCATTGCGGAGAAACGCAAACCTTTCAAGAATTTATTGACGCAGGAATAAAAGAACCAGAGGCAAAGTTTTATTACAGCTGTATAGGCAGATGGGTAAAAGGCAGGGGTTGCGATTGGACGCTTGGCGGACTTCTTCAAATTCATGACACGGAAGTAATAAGCGAAGAAGGGAAAAGTGTACCGGTGTTTGAATTTGCAACTTAATCTCAACCACACGCCACGCCAATGAAATCACTCAACAAGCTTTACGATGACCAAATAGACAAAGTATTTGCCTTGTTTGAAAAGCTCAACGTTACTAAGAAAAAATCAGAACGCAATTCCTTAAAAATAGAAATCCAAAAAGCACAAGCCCATGCAATCAATTTAGACGGAGTAAGAAACATCGCTTACCAATCCGCCATAGATATGATTCAGCAACAGGAAACAGATTTGATTCAGAGATAAAAAGTAAAACGATGAGAACAATAAAATTCAGAGGTCAACGAATTGACACAAGCGAATGGGTATATGGATATTATTTCCTTACTCCCTTAACAGAAGAAAATTCAGGAACCCGTTCGGACGCAGGATGGTTTTTCCTAACAGGTGAAACGCGGCATTGTATTTCACAGGACGGGGTTGCATTTGTGGTACGCCCTGAAACAGTCGGAGAGTTCACTGGATTAAAAGATAAGAATGGCAGGGAAATTTACGAGGGCGATATTGTAAAGATAAGTAACGGGGAAATAATAAAAGTAGGATGGGGTAATGCCGTTTGGAACATTCACTACTACGCAAACATGGGAGAAAACTCAAGAGATATTATTAGTAACATCTATGAGAATCCCGAACTCCTAAAGCCATGAACGAACTAAAACTCCTTCGCAAAATACTTGCTTCACTGCAAAACATCTACTACTCCATCAAAGAATACTCTTTAGAATCCGCCATAAATAAAGTTCAAAACGATATTGGAAAATTAAATATTAAAATCCTTAACGGGGATAAATCAGCAGGGAGATTAGCATTTGAATACTTAGAGGAAAAGGACAGGCTGGAAAGAATGAAAGAAAAATAAACATATAAAACCATGAGCGAAGAACTTAAAAAAGAATTGCAAATATTTTTTCAATGGCTGCACGAAAAAGAGTACGGCATTAAAACCTTTGAAACAGGCAACTGTTGGTTTGACGGAAAATATATGTCAGCAGACGAAGTTGTTGAGCAATACGAAAAGGAAGCTAAAATTAAATCATGATAACCGGAACCAAACTATACCCTATGGATTTTACCATTTAAAAAAGAAAACAGATGCAACAAAAAATTGATAACGAGGAACGCGACAGAATGGAGCTATTTGAGAAATCAAATGTCGGAGACAGGGTAAACTTTCTCAAGCACGGCTACGGAACTATAATTAAAAAGAGTCACTTCATTGTCCAGGTTCAAATTGACGGGAGAAAGACTACCAGCTTCACTACGCGACACAGAATTTATTTCAATTAAATAATTGTAAAATATTTCTTAACTAAAAAAGATGGAAACAATAATAGTCCTAAAAGCGACAAAAAAAGAATGGCAGGATAAAACCTTTGTCAATATTGAAACCGAAGATGGCAGGGTTGGTTCATCCACTGATTTAAAATTCCTTGAATTAATCGGCAAGCCTACCCAGGTTGAGGTGAAGCCGGGCAAAGAATTCAAGGGCATTCAACAATACTATTTCAACCTTCCCAAAGAGAACGGGGCCGGAAAGAAAGGCTTTGCTCCGAAAGATTACACCTCTGATAAAAAAATGTGCGCCTTAACCAATGCGGTTAATTCAGTTAAGCAAACCGATGGCAAGTTAACATCAGAAGCAATCCTGAAACTTGCCGACAAATATTTTGAATGGTTAAACACCAAAGCAGTATGAAAGCCACAGTAGCCGAAAGCTTACAGGTATTAAAAGACACCCCGGCCATAGAGCAGGATATGGTTACTCAGGTGGATTGGTTTGACGACCACTTCTACCTTGTCCGCAAAGAGCCTGAGCCGCTTTTCATCCCATCGGTCACAAGTAAATTAAACGCTTCGCCAAAGCCCTTTTTAGCCCGGTGGCGTGGCGATGTCGGAAACCGTGAAGCAGACCTTAAAATGACAGAGGCGCAGAACAAGGGCAAGAGAATACACAATGCCTGGTTTATATACAATACGGGCGGATGGGTGATTTACAATCCTTATGAGCGACCGAACTACACACCGGAAGAAATTGCTGATATGCGTAACGGTCAGTTATGCAACGGGCTTGCCGTGTTGACAGCTCAAGAGGAAATGCTTGCTATTGTCAAGCTTCAAAAATGGGTTGAAACCGTAAAGCCTAAATTCATTGAGAGCGAAAAAATAGTTTACTCCTTAAAATCCATGAATGCCGGAACGATGGACAACTGTTTATTTATTGAACAGGGGGAATATAATATCAACGGGGCAACCCCGCTACGGATTGATAAAAGTGGTTACTATGTTTTTGACCTCAAGACAGGCAACGCGGTTGACGAAGATGATGCACCGGCCCAGGCTGCCATCTACGCTGAAATGTACACCGAAATGACAGGCTTTGAAATTTCAGGAACATTAATCTGTCATACCAACGCCCGGACAAAAAAAGGAATAGAAGGACTTGCTACGATCTACCGGAACAAAGAAGAAATGAAAGAAGATTTACAATACTTCTACGATGTTGCTAAGGTTTGGGAGAAAAAAATGTCAAGAGAAAAACCAAAATATTTTACGTTTCCATCCTTGATAAAATTATAATGATAAAAGCTCCCATCCATACCGGCATTATCAAAAACGGGAAATTCATTCCCGACAACGCAGCCTTTTTCAAAGAGGACTTATCCGGCTTTGAGGGAAAGCTTATTGAAGTTATAGTTAAAGAAAGCAAGCGGGGCGATGACTTCAACAGATATTATTGGGTGGGAGTTGTTAAAACATTCACAGACTTTTTTAACAGCAAAAAATCTTTCGGGCGGATTGTAGATAAGGAATTTGTTCATGAATTATTGGCCGCTAAATTTCTTGGATTTACTCAACAAACAGTTCCGGGCGGTGAAGTAGTTATGATGCGGACACCGAGCAGGAAT